CCTTATTTCCTTTCTGATTGGTATGATGATGAATGACATTGGTAATACGAAGCAATTGTCCATTCTCACCAATAAGATTATACTGTAACGAATCGACATAGAAATCTTTACACATGTAGTGTTTGTATAAGAGAGATGCCTTCATTTTTTGTGGAATTCCCTCTTTTTCCTGAACATACACGTTATGATCCCCAGTGACATAATGAGTCGCCGTCGCTGTTTCAATGAAATACATGTCACCTGTGTGATCAAATGTAATCGTATCGGTGGGATGAACCCACTCTATGCTATGACCATGGCTCTGACCATGGCTCTGACCATGGCTATGACCACGTCGTTGGGCCACTTTGTCTTCCAATGTCACAGATGCAATCGACTTCCATCCCGTGGTGGTCCATACATCATGATCATCTGTCATACAAAATTTGTCGCCCAATTCGGGGATGCGATCCTGGACCACGCGAATCTTCACGAGGCGCAGACCCTTATTGTTCACCATGATCGCCACGCGCTCCACGCGTCCCTTCGTCCACACCTGGGGCGTCACCGACGCATCCTTCATTCCTCCCTCACTCATCAGATACGCACCCACGATCACCGTCGTTTCATCCACATAGGCACCCTCCTTCACGATACCGTTGTCATCCAGCTTGGAATAATCCAGACCAGGACGGAGTTCTCGCCATTCCGCGATCTTTGCGGGGTGACCGAACCGCACCTGCGTATGCGCCTTCTCATCATCCTCTTCAAACGCCTCATAGGAGCGAAAGGCCATCGAGCGAAACATGCCTCGCTGAATGGCGTCGTCATTCATCACGATACCGTCTTCTTGATTGTATCCTGACCAGCACGCAATAGCCAAAATACAATTCATTCCATAGGCCATCTTTCCCTCTCCCACATACTGCTGGTAGAGTGTCCGCGTCAGCGGCATCTCTCCATAGCACAAGACGTGTGCCGTGTTGTCAAACCGATTGCGCCAATTGGTGGCATAAATGGACAGACCCTGTTTGGACTGCGAGCACGACAGCTGATTACGTGGGGACTGATTGTGGGGCGCAAAAGGGATGAGAGACGTCATCATGCTCATGATCGTAGAGGGGTGAACCTCCATGTGTGTCGTCTCCAGCGTAATGTGTTCGGAATGATTCACAATAAACGACTCGTTCTGCTCATAGGGATCCATATACTCAATCACACCCGTGTGAGGGGACAATAGGGCGGGATAATCTTCCAGCTTGGCCCCACGACCGTGGAGCGGATCCAAAAAGTCAGTGGACTCCAGGGACGCGGCCTCGCGCAACTTGAGCCGCCCCATGACGAGATCGCGCCATGTCCGAAACTCCTTGATTTTTTGATCAGGAACCACGGGGATCGCGCCTTTGGATTCCAGCCAGACAAGGGGGCGAAGAGGGCGCCCCGCATCCAGATACAGATAGATCGTTCGGTCACGAATGGAGAACGAAATGCTCGTAGAATACGGGAGGCATCCCGATCTCTTCAGGTGCTTCAGGACGGATACGAGCAAGAACGGGGTCGCCGTGTAGCCAAACGTGCCTCCATTGACATACACGGGAACAAAGACGACACGATGTTCTAGTGTGACTTCTTCTGGACGATGGACACGCCCTGTGGTCTGAAGCCACTGTAGAAACTCCTTGGTCTGCGAGGCCGTGGAGATCGCCGTCATGATACTGAGGTTTTTCGCAATGCCGATAGAGGCTCCCGTGGGGGTTTCTGATGTGCAGAAATAGCCATATTGGGACGTATGAAGTTTACGCGGCCCTGTCAGTTTCATGCTCGTGTCAAAATTCAAGATCACACGGCGACAATGGGACATGAAATCCATATAGGACAGGCGCGAGAGCGCCTGGAGCACACCCGACTTCTCCTCACCGAGCCCCGTGCCCCACTTTCCTTTAAATCCCTTCATGATCATACCGTCCAAGAGACCCGACAGGAAAATCTTGGAATCGTTCCCTGCCTGAAAGATGTTCTTGAACTGTTCATCCCTATAGAGGACGCCCTTGTTGTAGTTGTATTCTTTTCCGATGGCGAGCACAAAGGCTTTCACCCAGATTTTATAGGAATGGCTAAAGAGCTCTTGGAGCAGGAACCCACTTGTCAGGCATCGCTGATTGCGCGTGTCGTCGCGATCGGTTTTTTGATCATATCCCTCGCTGACGCGTAGAATCTTTCGCACACAGTCTCCCAGGAAGAGTGCTTGGGTGCTGGGGTCATTGGGCATGTGGAGAAAGAGCTGATTTCGGATGATGTCCAATACGTGCTCTACGCCGAAACCTTTCGTCAGCGTTTTGATATACTGGATGGCCGTAAACGTGGTTAAAAAGGGGAAGGCTTCGATGATGGAGGGGCGCAGAAGATCCATCAGCAGGGTCGCGTCTGAGCTCTCAAAATCGGGGAAGATCATCTGTAGGATTTCCTCGTCGGACTGAAACCCAATGGCGCGAAAGAGAACAAATAGGGGGATGGGCTTTCGCACAAAAGGAATGGAAACCTGAATCGTCGGATGGGCCGTGATCCCCTGTTTCTCCACATGGCGCATCAGGTAGAACGAAATGCGTTTCACTTGGCGAGTAGTGGCAGACAGACACTCAATGGAGGCATAGATGGCGATCTGGGGATCGTTTTGGGGATTAATATAAAGCGTATTGAAGGCCTGCTCTTGGCGTGTGACGAGGATCTTTTCCGAGCCGTCCACGATGAAGTATCCGCCGTTGTCATACGGGCATTCTCCCACTTCTTGGAGGAACTCTTTTGGCTTTCGGTGAAGAATACAGTAGCGACTGTGAAGCATGATGGGGATGCGACAGAGGGGCCACTTGGTAAAGGTGTCAGGTGGGGGGGAGAGATCATGGGCGATCGTCTGACCACCTTCCTTCACATAATAGGTGATCTTTACGAGGATTGTGGCATATACCGTGGCCGCATAAGTAAGATTTCGAAGACGGGCCTCGTTGGGGTAGAGAACACGAACCTCTTCCGCATTCTGAAGACTGACCGTCGGAGTCCCCATTTCAATGGCCGTGCCGTCCTCCCCGCCAACAAAGATCTCTACGCGGTATTTGTAGGTGTTCGTTTTTTCATCCAGTAGATCTTTGAGGATCAAAATGGGATTCTGTGATCGGATGATGCCAATGAGGTCCTGTTGAAGGAATTGATCATAGGAGTCAATGTGATGACGGGTATAGGGATACGGGACGGTGCGGAAATATCGGTCCAACAGGTGCCGCGAGCGATCACGTGATTGGTCCCCTGTCTGTGCCATCTATCTGTAAGATGATAAAAAGCCTCTTATATGGTCACAGTGGGGTGACCGTAGAAGGACCTGTTCGTGATTATTTATCTATAGTAGAATGAATGCCTATTTGATTGCGGGGCATGGCAGTGAACCTCCTCCACCTCCTCCACTTCCACCCCCTCCACCAGGTGAAAAACCACACAAACTAGAGGAACCCTCGAGGGTCTATGATCCCACAAAGCCAACACCTAGATCATTCGTTGTTCCGGATGGATGTACCATTGTTGTACATAAACAGCCCTATGAATGGGCAGAAGGACATATCTATATGGAGGCTGTTAGAGGTCTTATGCAATTGCCAAAAGAGGTGCTTACGAATCCATCTGATTACTCCGATGATATCATCCAAGCCATTGGATCCGTTGCTATCTATCATGCAGGCGATGTATGTTCTAACTTTAGTTATACTACTCAATCTTGTTTTACTGAAAATAATACATGTGATGGAGCATTTGGATCTGGTGTAAACAATCTTATCCAGATGAAAGATGCATTTTCTAGGGGCATGTCGCAATCTCGTTATAAGGGTGTCGCGATTGATCGGTTATCCTTATCGTCTGAATATCTACGCTCATTCAATTCATATGACATTGCCAAGATCGTAGCAGGTATGTATCGGTTTAGTGTCTATCCTACTCAAGATGACATTGCTACCTATATCAGCAAGAAACAGGGTTGGATTCATCTAGATCATGTGTTAAAAGAGATCACTGAAAAGCATGGATCGTATCAAGGAAAAATAATAGAAGCAGTCCTACACGGTATGAAACAGCAACCCAGTGTGAATCCTACTCAACAAGAACTCTGTCATAAATTTCCAGGAGTCTACTACAATCTTGTATGTAGATTTACAGAGGGAACATATGACATTAATATAAGTAATAACCAATTACAAAAACCGCAAACACGACATAATACATTGCGCTATTCCAATCGTAATACACGCCCCCAGAATGTTAAGAATCGGACGGTAAGACTATTGCAGGCACGACTGCAAGAAGCAGAGTTACATCGAAAAAGGCATTTAAAAAAATTTACGAAAAAACAGGTCTCTCGTGCCAAAGAAGTATTACAACAAGCACGTAATCGTAGAACACTTCTTCAGGGCTATATAGAAAACTATGATGCCCTTGTTCGTGACATCTTACAACAAGGAGAGAATGTAGAGGTGCCTGACATACAGACGATTAAGAACGCAGTGTCTAACATTGATAAAGAGATCAACACGATGAAGCATCTGAATACATTTGTATTTCCATCTAATAATACTAATTCTACTTATACTCCAGTAACAAATAATAATGGTAAGGTAACATGGAAGCTTGTGGCAAATCGTGTGGCAAATCGTGTGGCAAATCGTGTGGCAAATCGTGCGGCAAATCGCACAAGAAAGAACGAGTCATCTCACTGAATTTGCCCTTTCCATGCGCTTTGTATGGTTTGAAGCGTGGAAGGAACGGGCTGAGAGGGGATGGGGCGCATCATAACCTGATTCAGAACAGGGCTGTTAGGTAAGAGGTCTCCTAGGCGACCGCCTCCACGAACGGTGCGCTTCTTATCACGTCGCCCGACACGTCGGGTTCCTCCTTTCATAGGGGTAGCATTCGAGCCTGTAGTGGAATAGGGCTGAGGCCATCCAAATTTTCCTGTCATGTGTCCACTGGGTTCAGGGACCCGAAAGCCACCGCTGATGTAGTCCACAAAACTTCCAAACGTGGACGGGGCACCCCCTGAGAGAGGAAGATGGCCTCCCATAGGGATACTGGCAGGGGCAAGGGCGATTCCTGCGCGCATCGTATCGGTGAGGGGCGCTCCATGGAGAGCGCCTCCACGATGTCGGATCGTTCGCTTTCCTTTTGTGACATGAGGGCGAGGCTTTGTGCGCATATCCTCAATAAACGCATGCGCCGATCGTTCATCCAAGGGTTTACCAAACTTCTTCTTCCATTCGCCCTGTAGATCCTTTGTGATCTGTGCCGTTGTTTGACGAGAGGCAATCTTTTTCGCCACATACTCTTCCATGTATTCAAACGTGCGCCGTATTTCGGGGATCGTGTGAACACCCTGCTTTTTTGCTCTCCGTGTCGCCATTCTACTATACCGATTCAACAAAACTGCGTGACATATTGGATGCATTTTTGTTATCGTTGCGGCGGCTATTTGTGCCGTTGTTACCATTGTTGAGAACATTGTTCATCATATTATTGGCGGTATTCACAATAGAATTTGCTGCGTTAGAGAGGGATTCTGTCACATTGTTCAGAGCATTCTGTATATTGGGGGTAGAGGGCATCTCTGGCATCGCGGGAACGGGAACTTGGCCCTTCGTAAAGAGAGCGGACATTCCATAAAGAACATACAGAATGAGGACGGTAATCATGACAGCCGGAGAATACATAAGAAGAAGGGGCTCTTGCCATGTACTACTGCGATACTCTGAAGCAAACATACGATAATGATCATAGACCCCATAGGTCAGAAACACCAGAGAGAGGATCGCCGCGATCATGGGTGTCGCCTTAGGGGCGATATAAAAGGTAAAGATGAGAGTGAGGATAAAAAATAGGAGGCCTGGGACAAAGAACTCCATTCTACTGGTGCCTTCCTAAATCTTCTCCAGGAGGTCCACATGAGTCAACATGTGTTTGCGGCAGCAATATCGCTTCAGCCCGAGTGCATTTAAGATCTGATATTCCACGGTATTGGGGACGGTGGTTCCGTCCATATACTCGATTTCACTCTGGTTCTGGTTCTTGCGATGTGCTTTTATCTGTTGCTGATAATACAGCCACTTGTCCGCAAGGACATTTCCGCAGTTCATACAACGAATAGGAATGATCATGGCTTCTATCTGAATCGGGGAAAAGGCATCCCTCAATTTTTATGGCAATTTTTATGGGTGCGTTCGTTCGCATCCATAAAAGTTCTACGAGAGATCCAGAAATGACGTCGTGTCTATACAGTGGTGGTCTGAATTATCAACAGGGCAATCCGGTCCGTCAGGAGATTGTGTCTGTTCGCCGTGAGGTGGATTCCCTCCGGAAACTCGTAGAAGAGCTCACGGAGGAGAACCTGGTGTATCGTAAGCATCTCATGAAGCTGACGGCGGAGGGCGAGAAGGGAAGCGAGGAGCTCATGAAGGATCTGATGTCCCTCGCCCACTCCTCTGACTCAAAGGCTCGACGAGAAGCAGGTGGTGGCACGGTTCAAGGGGGTGGCTTTCGGCGCTAAGACGCTTTGGGTCGCTAAGACGCTTTGGGTCGCTAAGACGCTTTGGGTCGCTAAGACGCTTTGGGTCGCTAAGACGCTTCACGTCGCATCTTTCCCAACATCGATTCACTGATCTGAATGTCGTATTTGGCATCCAACATCGCCCGAAGAGACTTGAAAGACATTGATGAATACGTTCGCAACGTATCCATGATCGTTTGTCTCTCTTCGGCTGACCATTTTCCTTTCATAGGTGGTGCCCCTGGCGTAAGCGTAGCAGAAGACGCAGCAGAAAGTGCAGAAAGAGATGTAGCAGTCTCATGTATGATTCGCACAGGCCCTTCTGAAGTATGTAGAATCGGACCAATCTCCACATGATTCGCATGAACCGCATCATGACAGGTCTCACATAGCACCATGAGATTGCGCGGATCATTCATCGGCATCCCATTCGGCAAGATGCCATGGCGCGCCGTATGACGCTCTTGAACATGGTGAACTTCCAGCTCCGATTGAATCGGCGTCATACATCGCTCACATTGCTTTCGCACCATCTGACGATTCCAGGAACTCGTAGGCGCCTCTTGAGCAGAGATTGTCCCCATGAGCCGATGACGGTTCTGAACGGCCTGCTCCATGAATTCAAACGGGAGATCCATGGCCCGTGCGACCTCCAATCCATACAGTGAGGACCCCTTTCCTGGACGAAGAGAGCGATCATACAGGAGTCGGCCCGACACGGCATCATACTCCACATGAAGGTGCCATACCTCCATCTTATGCTCTTTCATAGAGAGAAGGTCGGGAATGCCATGGAGATGTGTGGCAAACATACACTTTGCGTCTCTTGCGGCGAGCCACTGAATGCCACTGGCAACAAGGGCCTGTGCCGAAATGGACTCCGTTCCTGAACAGAGTTCATCTCCTAGCACCAGCGTGTAAGGGTCCGCATGTCGCAAGATGTCACGGAGTTCTGACATTTCCACGGCAAACGACGAGAGACCCGCAAAAAGATTGTCTTGGTTCAAGATGCGTGTATAGATGGCCCGAAACGGTCGGAGTCGCATGCGTGTGGCAGGAACAAAACATCCCGCTTGCGCCAACAGAATACAGAGACCCGTCGCCTTCATCAGTGTGGACTTTCCGCTCGCATTCATTCCGTAAATCAGCCATCCATTCGTATCGGAATATCCCAGTTTGACATGGTGTGTCACATAGGCTGCACGAGAGGCGGTGGCCTCCACGAGCGGATGACGAAGATTCTGGAGCTCCACCGCGGACCCTTCCCTGTCATTGGCAATGTCTTCCACCTCTGGACAAGAGAACCCTCTTTCGTGGGAGACCCGTCCAATACACTGCGTCCCGTCCACATGGCAGATCCACTGCTCCATCGCGGTCCAATGATCCCGTCCCGCCTCCGAGATGGCAAGACATGCCTCTACCGCGTGAATCCGATAGAGGTTTGCAAGCGTATCACGCTGTTTCTGAAGAGCGGTGTTCCACTGTTGAATCAAGGGACCATCAATCCATCCTCCCGATTTTAACTGGGAAAACGTGATGCCATCTGGCAGTTTATTCTGGTTCTTCTTGAGTTGTTGAAGCGTGATGGTGGACCCCTTAAACCCAAACGGTTCCTTCTCTCGTTCTTCCACACGGATGGCGTCTTCGGACAGGTTCGCGGCGGTGGCAATCTCTTTTCGCATAGCATGGATCGCGGCCCACGTGTCCTGGATCTGCTGTTCGGTGGTAGAGATCATGGGATACGTCTCACCGTTCAAGGGAGTCACATCGGCCGAGGGCGTCTGCGCCTTCTCTTGATCCCAGTGCGCATGGCACACCGCATGATAGGCGACCCATGTCTCTTCCGAGAGGGGTGCCTTCAAATGCGTGTCGGCGGTAAGGGTGCGAACGGCATTCATTGCGGTATAAGTTTGAAAGAGTCCCGCGATTTCCACGGGAAGAATCGTTCCACATAGGATTTTTCGGTGAAGACGGGGGAGATCAAACATAAACCGCAATTGCCGTTCTAGAATGGATACAGTGGTAGTGGACCATGTGTGGTAGTCGGTCACTTCCTCTAGACGCATACGAATGGTGGCGGCGTCTGAATAAGGACTCATGAGTCGCTCTTGAATCGCGCGTTTCCCCATGGAGGTGATGCATTTGTCAAAGAGACCCATGACGGTCTCTTTCAGACAGGGGCCTGCCAATTGGAGTTGGGTGAGTGCGTGATTCCCACAGATCAGACGCTGATGGGGGATCCATGGCTCATTCCGATGAAACGAGTGGAGCATGCTGGGATGGTGCTCTTCCACAAAGTGGAGCAATTGGAGGAGCGCCATTTCTTCGTGGGGGCTTCGTAGTCCCAGATAGGTGAAAGGAGGGAGGAGAGATTTGATTCCATAACACCGTTGAAGGTATTCGGATCGCGCGAGTTCAGAGGAGAAGGCCCCATGATGATCCATTGAAGTCAGATGAAGAGGAATGGAGGGTTGTCCCAGTAGACGGCGAAAGTGAGATTCGCTGGGCATTGCCTCAGGGGTCGCACTGGAACTGGGCTGATACCATCCAATCCATATTTCTTTTGGGGGAAACACGCTGATAAATTGAACCACATCGTCTGCCGTCCACAGATCGGGTCGACCCGTGGCCTGCCCTGTATACGTGCGCGTTGTTCCCGTGGTCAGATCCAGGGCGCCTGCGCCACACGCAGGAGGCTGTCCTGGCTGGGCATGAAAGTAAAGCGTGACGATATAGGGGATGTCGGTGGATGACATGTGCTCTAGATGTGTGCTGGGAGAGAGGATCCGCGCCACCTTTCGAGCCTTCACTTTCCCACTAGCATTCTTCTCTTGATCCACGACGACCACAGTCCATCCTGCGGAGGTTAGGCGTCCTGCCCATTTGTGAACGGCGCTGTCTGGAAATCCTGCGAAAAGGCCATCACAGTGTGCAGAGATGTCGGCTTTCTTAATGGACAGTTGGATGCCGAGATAGTCGGTGATCTCGCGAACATTACAGGTGGTGAGACCCGTTTCGTTGTTCTGAATGTCATAGAGCTCATAGAAGGATCCTACCATGAGAAAAATGGCCGTTTTAGGTCCATATTTCTCAGTATAGGTTTGATAGAGTTCAGCGTATTCTTTATACATTGTCATGGGGTTGCGCGAAGTGCTATGATGAATACGCGGGCATTCTTTAGGCTCTTTCTCACTTTTTAAAGGGGTCTTTAGGTTCTCTTCAGGGGCCGACTCGTGGAATCACACCATAGCGCTCCAAGGAACAGACCAATGGACCCGAGGAGAAAGCCGTGAAGTAGCCCCCTGCGATAGCCTGATGACTGAGCCTCTTTTACATCGTCGTGGGCCTCGTCTTTGGCCTCCGCGTATCCTTTGGTATATCCTTCATAGACTCCTGCAAGATGACCATTGCTGTATTGATGCTCTCCGTATTCGATGACGTCCTGTTTATCTTGTTCGGTGAACGGCATTGTATGTGGATAAGAAGGGATGCTTTTAAGCACGGCCGCGGCCTCGACCCCGGCCACGACGAGCCCTCTTACTGGGTGGTGCCAGGTCTGTGTCATCAGAGGGAGACTCTACAGGCGCGGGCTCCTCTACAAGATCGGGAAGATCATCATATTCCGTCTGCGGTTCCTCTATGCATTCGATGTCTTGCTCTTGCTCATTATCAGCATCATTGGACTCCTCGCTTTCCTCTTGCTCTTGCTCTTCCTCTTGCTCTTCCTCTTGCTCCTCCTCTTCTTCTTGCTCCTCCTCTTGCTCTTGCTCCTCCTCTTCTTCTTGCTCTTCCTCTTGCTCTTCCTCTTCCTCTTGTTCAAACGCCTCTGCCATATTGATACCACGGAGCTGCTGAACAATATGATCAAACATCATCTCCTCGATCTGATCAGCATACGACTTCTTCCTGAAAGAGAACATAGCACAACCCATTCCTACCGCGGATGCAATCCATAGACCAATGGACAGGCCCGTGTAAAACAGAAGATCAGAGTCATAGCATACAAACATGGACGTCATTCTACCCCATGATCATCTCCCTGTTTTAAGTGCCTACCAATAGCATCCCTTCTCCACTCTTGTATAGTTTCCAGGCTGGTCCTCTTTCAACGGGCGAATCCAGTGATCATTCATAAGAAGTAGGATTTCCTTTTGGTCAAACCATCGCTTTCCAATGATCCCAAAAAACAGCTGTAAGGCCCCACCCACATAGATCACCGATCGATGAAGCCGTGTATGAATCATATCCGCAATGATCATCCCATATCCGCCCGCTGCCACAAGGGCGATGTCAAACTCTTTTTGTTGAATGATCTCATAGAACGCGGAAAGATGGAGTTGCCAGTCCTTGCCTCCATGATTCCCCGCACACGTCATAGGAGGGACAACGACCTCGATCGAGCACTCGGGAAACCACGGGCGATTCGGAAACAGATCAGCCAGCCGTGGAAGTTGTCGCTGAATACTGTGATAAAAAGGGTGTATGATCAAGACACGCTTTCCTTTCATAGCTGACATCCACGATTCAGAATCATAATAGGGTTCCAAGGCGCGCGCCTGGATGGTGGGTGCCCTTGTTCGTTGAAGGATCCACTCTTGCGCATGCCCTATCGCCGCATAGACAGGACCCTTCTCCCATATTGCAACGGCCGTGCAGTGATCATAGGCCTGACACAGCTGTTTCGTATACTCTAGAAGAGATGCCTCGGACTCTGTATGAATTCCCGCATTGTTCACAATTTCATGGAGAGCCGTGGGTGTCAGACGCCTGTTATGATGGAGGTCATAGGCCACCTGGAGTTCAATTCCCGCAATCCGCCCAATGAAGAAGGGTGCTTGGAAAGCGATCAAATTGTGCAGAGTGTGCTGATCGGCAGACATGCCTGTAGAGAGAGAGCGGGCTTTACATGGAGGTGGCGACCATCTGACTGTCTCGTGCAATTTGACGGAGCACCGATTCAGGCGCCTTACTCGTGGGGCGAATCAGTTTCTTCTTGATCAGCTCCTCCTTCAGTTTGTCCAAGGGCATGTTTTTGACATTTCGATGAATGTGTTTGGCACGCGTGATCCGTTTACGAAGAGAGGAGATTCCCAGTGTCAGTTTGGATCGGCGTTTGGTCTGGGCTTTTTTGGGAGCATCCGATTTGGGACGAAGATGAACACTCTTGGCCTCTGTCTTTTTCTTGAGTTCCACTTTCACATTCTTCTCTTGTTCGTGGGACCCCCCTTGGGCTGGGCGACTGATCGATGCAATGGGTGTGGATGGCGTAGCAGTTGCCGCAGTTACCGCAGTTACCGCAGGAGCCGCAGGAGCCGCAGTTGCCGCAGGAGAAGGAGCGGAAGGAGCGGGTGCAGCAGGTGCCGATCCTCCATGCTTCTGAATATGGATAGGGGCACGTCCCTTTATAGAGAAATCCTCTTCTGGCAAGGGAGATTTTTGTTTGGAGTTTGCTCTTCGTTTACGAGTTCCTCCTATGGCCTTGGCCGCTTCTTTTGTAATGGTAAATGTTCTGGTTTCACTCATCCTATTCTAGAAAGAGATCAAAAGGAGGCTAAAGGAGACATAGGCGCCCTAAAAAATTGCTTAAAAATTGATGAGTGAGGGGGTCCAATAAAAAGATATACCCTATCAAACCATGGCAACTCCCGCGGTATCGTCGGTGGCGGATCAACTCCCCCACTATCGCCATGTTCTCAAGTCCTTCATTACTCAATCCGATGGAAAACAGATCATTAGCCATCAGATCGAGTCTTTCAATCAATTCATTGAAGTGGACATTCCTGAAATCATTCACATGTCCAACCCCATCACCGCCTACGGTTCACCGGAAATTCCCTTGGCGGGACCTCGTTCTGCGCTGGCGACGGCGACAGGACTCTCCACGACGGCTGCCCATGCGCTGATGGGCACCACGGCAGACGGCGCGACGGCTGGAAAAACGGTTCAGCATGAATACGAAGTGACGCTGGAATTCGAAGAGATCTCCATTCGCAAGCCGACGATTTTCGAGAACAACGGTGCCATTCACCCCATGATGCCCAATGATGCCCGCCTTCGCAATCTCACCTATGCGGCTCCGCTCAACATGGATGTGAAAGTGACGACGGTCTTCATTGACCATACTCGCAACGGCATCCGTGAAACCAATGTCCGCGTCTTTCCCCATGTTCACCTGGGAAAGATCCCCGTGATGGTGGGGTCCAAATACTGTCTTCTCCACGACCAAAAGCACGTTCACCCCTCTGCGATGGGAGAGTGTCCCGAAGACATGGGTGGCTACTTCATTGTTCAGGGTGGAGAGCGCGCGATGATCTCCATGGAGCGCATGTCGGAAAATCGCCCCTTTGTCTTTCGCAACGGCCGTGGAAGCGTGAAAGAACTGGAGGTGGTGGAGATCAAGTGCATCGGCCCTGACAATGACCAGGTGCCCAAGTCCAACACCGTCAAGATCGTGTATCACCCCAAGAATCAGCTGCTGACGATGATTCGTGTGACGGTCCCTCGCATCAAAACGGAGATCCCCATCGTCATCCTCTTTCGCGCGCTGGGCGTCCTGTCTGACAAGGAGATCTGCGAGCTCATTCTGGGCGGCGAGGATGAGCCCGCGTATGACTCAGTGATGACGGAGACCATCATGGAGGCGGGGGCGATTCAGACGAACGAGCAGGCGCTGGCGTGGATCGGTGAGCACACTCACACCTGGTCGTCGAAGTCCTACAAGCCCAACAACATTGCGGACATTCTCTCCGAGGAGCTGTTCCCTCACATCGGCGGAAAAGAGATGAACTACGAAAAGGCGTGTTTCCTGGCGCATATGGCACGCAAGGCGCTGTGGACCTCCACCAAACGCATCCCCATCGACGACCGTGATGCGTATCCGAACAAACGCGTGGACATCCCTGGATTCCTTCTGGCCGATCTCTTTCGCAAGACCTACAACAACCGCATGGTGAAAGACATGAAGGCCGCACTGTCCAAAGAGATTCACGGCGGATCGTGGAAGGCCACGGGAAACTGGCCTGACATCGTCAACATCAACAACATCAACAAGATCATCAAGTCCACGATCATGGATGTCTGTCTGAAGTCCTCTTTGGCCACGGGCAACTTTGGAAGTGGAAAGATCGGCGGGCCCAACAAGATCGGCGTGTCGCAGGTGCTTAATCGCATGAACTATTCGGCGACGATCTCTCACTTGCGGCGCATCACAACGCCGATTGAGAAGACGGGCAAGCTGATTGCCCCACGAAAGCAACACAATTCGCAAATGGGATATGTGTGCGTGCTGGGCGACACCCAGATTCTTCGTGGAGATGGTATGACTGCGACGCGTATCGATCGCATGAAAGACGGCGACGAGGTCATCACGGTGGACTCTGAAACGCTACACCCGTCTCCCTCCGAGATCCATGCGTATTTCCGCATTACTCCTGAGCGTGTCCTCCAGATCAAGACGCTTTCGGGACGATCCATCGGATGCAGCCCTGATCATCCCTTGCTGGTGGTGCGTGAACAAGAGAACGTCTGGGTTCATGCCCGTGATCTGGCCGTGGGCGATCGTGTGCTGGTTCGGAACTACACGGTTCCGATGCTGGAGGACAATGGCGTCACGAAGCTTCATTGGACGAAAGAGAGTCTCCTCCTTCTGGATCCATCTCTCAAGCGTGTGATGCCACTGATGGCTCTCCTGAATGAAGATGGCGTGCCCGAAGACAAGAAACAGATCATGGCACGCCTGCTGGGGGCGGCGCAGACGGATGGATCCCTGACCAAACAGCCCTACGGGTATCAGATCAACTTCTACGTGGGAGAAGAGGCAGACGCACAGGCGATTCAGGCGGACATTGTGCGTCTTGGATTTGACGCTCCTAACTATCGCAAGAGAATCACTACCTTTGGCGAGATCAAACAGCAGACCTATGATGTCTCCAAGTGTGGTGCCTTTGCGACGCTTCTGGTTGCTCTGGGTGGCACTGTGGGTGCGAAAGGCGCATGCCCGTTGCCTCGTGTCCCTGAGTGGATTCGTGGCGGATCATCCGCTGTTCAACGTGAGTTCTTGTCTGGCTTTCAAGGCGGAGATGGAAGTCGCATCCGATCGACCCTTGGAGAATCAGTCCATATGGGACATACGCAGCAAACATGCTTGACTCGCTACGCCAAAGAGCATCATGCGTATATGACGGAGATCGCATCTCTCTTCCAGACACTGGGGGTATCCACCACTGTTCGCGTGATCTCCGAGACGCCAGAGAAAACGATTCATGCGATCGTCTTTGGAAATTCAGTGGAGAACCTTGCGCGTTATGCGACGCGGATTGGATATCGCTATTGCGCAGAGAAAGTGCGTGTGTCGGCGATTCCCATTGAATACCTCCTCTATCGCGTGAATCATCTGGAAAACAAGAGAGCCCTTGTGGAAAGAGTCCGCACGGCCTACCAGAATGGCCGAACCGTGACACAGATTCATGAGGAGATTCATGGAGAGGGCCATATTATGTCGGCAGGATCCATCACGCGATGGGTGAAAGATGATGACCGTGCGGTTCGTCCTTATGATTCCGATGCGATGAATATCGACGAGTTCACCATGCATGTCACACAGCATGACATGAATGTATGCATGAGCATCCAGAGCATCACCGATCTCCCTGTGGAAGATGTCTATGACTTTACCACGCGCTCGGACAATCACGACTTCTATGCCAACGGTATTCTGGTTCGGAATTGCCCATGTGAGACCCCAGAAGGCCACGGCGTCGGTGTCGTGAAGAACATGTCCGCCACGACCGCCATCACCATCTTTACGAGCCCCATCACCGTCTACGCGTTCATCCAGCAACTGGAGACCCTCGTGTCCCTGAAAGAGTCCACCATGGAGCAGAAACACAGCGAGACCCGTGTCTTTCTCAACGGCTCTTGGATCGGTATGGTCTTGAATGAGAATACGATGAGCATGGTTCACGCACTGCGACAGGCGAAACGAGCAGGTCGTCTCCACATCTACACAGGCATTGTCTGGAAGAGTGCCTACAAAGAGCTCTGGATCACGACAGAGGCAGGTCGTGTGATCCGCCCCCTCTATTATGGCCCTGCGCTTCGTGAGATTGCTGCGGATCGGACGGGCGCCTTGAAGGCGCAGGTGATGGCCATTCAGGATTGGAATCAGATGCTTCTCTGGGAGACGCCCTCAGGAGACCACCTGTTTGAATACGTGGATGCGGGCGAGTCGGATTGTGCCTATCTCGCCATGGACTATGAGAAGGCCGTGGCGGATCCGACAACGACCCATTGCGAGATTCATCCGAGTGTCATGCTCGGCACCACGGCGTCTTACATTCCTTTCCCTGATCACAATCAATCCCCGCGTAATGCCTATCAGTGCCTCTGGGAGGGCGAGGAAGTGCTCATGGCCTCAGGAGAGCGAAAGGCAATCAAGGACGTCGCCATTGGTGAGAGCGTGATGAGCTTTGATCCCCTCACAGGAACGATGGAGAAGGCGACCGTTCTTCACCAGTATGTGCGGGAGACGGACAAGCAGATCTATCGTCTCACGACGCTCTCAGGGCGCACCATTGTGGCGACGGACAATCACCCTTTCATCACGGCAGAGGGATGGACCACGGTGGGCAATCTATATACGATGGGCAACGAGGAGACCGCAGGGGAGCCTGCGATTGGCATTCTGCCCCATTGGCTCTCTCTGGATACGAAAGAACATCGTGTGGCGATCTCCAAAGAGGACATGGAGAGAGTTCTTCGCGAGTATGATGTTCGGGAGTCCCTTGTGGAACGTCATGTGGCCGCACTGGAAGAGCAGGGGCTGTGTCCTCTCTGGGCCGATGATGCGCGTCTTCCCCTCTTGGCGCGTATGCTGGGCTTTCTTCAAACGGATGGATCCATTAACGTCTATGACAAGAAATCCTACATGATGTGTCAGGTCGCATGTGACTTTGGAGATGAAGAGGATGCCATCCAGTGGGAGAATGATGTCACGTCTCTTGGCTTCACGGCCTGTGGAATCACGCATCGCACCTCCATCGTTCATGGATATTCTATGAGCGCCTATCATGTGTGCCACAATGGAGCCTTTGCGTCTCTGATGGCATGCCTTGGCCCAACACTCGGCCGCAATACAACGAGAGAGCGCCTTCCCATTCCCACATGGATCATGGAGGGATCTGAGAATGTCAAACGCGAGTTCCTCGGCGGATTCCAGGGAGGCGATGGATGTATGATTCGCCACAATCGCACGAAAGGCAATCAGAATTTCGTGTGCGCCGAGACGACCCAACAGATTGCGGTGGACTACAAGGACAGTCTCATTGCCTTCATGACACAGCTTCAAACCCTGTTCACATCGTTCGGTGTCCAAACCAAACTGGTGTCGCGTGTAAGCGAAGATCGCTGGATGGCGGGAGTGAAACTGGCGGACCGATCCGCCAATCTCATCCATTATTATGATACCATCGGATATCGCTATGATACGCGGAAGATCGTTGAGAGCTTCAAGACCGTGGAGTATCTGAAATACAAGGCGCGACTCGTCGCAGAGTATGTTCGCACGGTGGAGGCCGTTCGCTCGGATCTTGCACAGGGTCTCACGCCTCATCAGATTGCCCTTGCTCGTCACCTGTCCTTCCCTGCGATCAGCGGAATCAGACGGGCCGTGAAAAACGGACGGGTGCCGACCATGCGAAACCTGGAGGCACATGAGTTCTGTGATGTCGTATGCGGTCGCATGACGCATCGTGGTCGCATGATCTTTGTCCCTCTGGAGTCCGTGGTAAAGCATGAGACCGTGCGCATTGCCGACATCACAGTGGACAATGAGCATCACAGCTTTGTCACCAGCCATCACATTGGTTCTCACAATTCGTCAATGGGCAAGCAGGCCATGGGCATCTACGCTCTTAACTTTCGCGAGCGATTTGATGCGATGAGCCACGTGCTCTGCTATCCTGAAATTCCGATGGTCTCCTCCTTCATGAGCCGTCACTATGGCGCACAGGAGCTTCCCGCGGGACAGAACATCGTCGTGGCCATCATGACCTACACGGGCTACAATCAAGAGGATTCCAACATGATCAATCGGGCGTCCTTGGACCGTGGTCGCTTCCGCTCCATCTTCTATCGCACCTACAAGGATGAAGAGCGGAAGAATCAGTCGTCTGGCGAAGAAGAGCGATTCTGCCGACCCGATCCCACCGAAACCAAGCACATCAAGAACGCGAAATACGATAAAATCGCGGAGGACGGATTCGTTCCCCGCAATACGTATGTGACGCCTGATGACATCCTCATTGGCAAAGTAGTGCCCCTTCGCGTTCCCACGGGTGCGGTGTTGCCTGCAGGGGCCAAGAAGTCCCGTGATGTCAGCAAGATGCCCCGCAACAACGAGAGCGGCTACGTGGACAAAATCTATAAGAATCGGAACGGTGAGGGGTATTCCTTCGTGAAGATTCGGATGCGACAGGATCGTATCCCAGAGATTGGCGATAAATTCTCGTGCTACGATCCTTCTACGGATGTTCTGACGGACAAGGGCTGGATCAACTTCACTGAGCTGACCATGAAGCACAAGGTGGCAACGCTCATGGAAGATGGACAGTCTATGCGATACACCACACCGTTGGAGGTAATGTCGTATGACTTCAAGGGAGAGATGTATTCCATTCAATCCAACCACGTGGATCTCGTAGTGACTCCCAATCATCGCATGTATGTGGGAAATCGTGATGGTGATCGCTTTGACTTCAAACTCGCGGAAGAACTCTATGGAAAGCGCGTTACTTACAAAAAGAACATTGAAGCGTATCTTCCTCCTACCGAGGGACGTCCTGTGGAATTGTCCTATGTCCATGCGGTAACAGGGGAGATGATGGAGGAACCACAGGCGTTTATCCTAACAGATGATGAACAGGACCCTCTTGCCATTCCCATGAATGACTGGCTCACTCTCTTTGGCATCTGGATTGCTGAAGGATGCATGTTGCGATCATGGGGCGTCAGTTTCGCGACACACAAACAGCGCGTGAAAGATGCGCTCGAGTCCATTTGTGACCGAACAGGCTTTGAAATCCGAAAGCATAAAGATGATGCAACGGATATGGTTCGCAATGCATGGTGTCTGATTGACAAACGATTGATCAACTATATCAAACCTCTTAGTGTGGGAGCCATTCACAAGTCACTTCCCTCTTGGGTATGGTATCTCACCTCCGAACAGTGTCGAACGCTCATTCACGGCATGATGTTAGGCGATGGACATACCATGGCCAATGGAACTCGTCGCTATGACACCTCCTCACATCTGTTGGCAGATGACTTTCAGCGGCTGTGTCTTCATGCGGGTTATTCTACCAACATCACTGTGAAATACAGCGCTGGACACGAAGCAACGATTGTCAAGGGTGACCGCAAAGGTGAAGTGATTCGCTCCAATGTGGATGCGTATCGCCTCACCATCATTGAACATCAGAACACACCCAAGGTAAACAAGAATATCAAACCGAATGGGGATGATCGTCATGATTCTTGGGTCCCTTATGAGGGAAAGGTCTACTGCTGCCGTGTGGAGGGACCTGGTGCGGTCTACGTGCGACGAAATAATAAGCCAGTGTGGTCTGGCAATTCACGACATGGTTCCCTATGAGCCATACAGTGCGGGGTAACACCCGTGCTAGTCCCATATGAAGGGGCAATACTCCCAAACTCAGGGAAAGTCTCGCGCTTTACAAAGAGCACACATTCATCTTCTAACCCCCATTGCGAAAGCGTGGGGCGGCTACTGGGAAAATCAGTAGGTAGAGACACAACGATGAAAACAGAGACAATCCTGAACCAAGCTCCTACACCATTCCCTAGGGATGGCATGGAGAAGGCGCAGAGACTAGATGAGAGTAGGCAAAGACACACCGCTGTGTATCAATGCTTAAGGTATAGTCCATTCCCACCCGCGAGGGTGTGTCAACTAAGCGACATTCGTATTCATACCGCTGTATGAGTGTCGTGAGGTAGACATAGCAATGACGTGGAGAGCAAATGCTCCACTGAGCAAGGTAGAAAAGCAGAAAGGAACAATGGGCATGATCTTAAATCCCGAAGACATGCCCCAGACGGCCTCAGGCATCGTGCCTGACATTATTATCAACCCCCATGCGATTCCCTCGCGCATGACCATTGCCCAACTCATGGAGACGCTCATGAGCAAGATTGGTTGTATGGCGGGATCGCTGGGAGATGGATCGCCCTTTGGCCCCACGACGGTGGAGGGACTGGCGACAATGATGCGTGATACGTATGGCATGGAGCCCTACGGGAACGAAATCATGTATAACGGATACACGGGGAGACAGATGGAGACGTCGATCTTCATTGGCCCGTGCTATTATCAGCGCCTGCGTCACTGCTCGGCGGACAAGATGCACAGCCGTGCGTCAGGGCCGCTTGTGATGCTGACGAGACAGCCTGCGGAGGGGCGGGCGCGCGAAGGAGGATTGCGTTTTGGTGAAATGGAAAGGGACGCTGTGATCTCTCATGGAGCAGCAGAGTTTCTCAAGGAACGCCTCATGGAGTGCTCGGATTCGTTCTCATGCTACTCCTGTAAGGATTGCGGCCTACTGGCTGTGGTCAATCCAGAGCAGGGAATCTGGTCATGCCGCGGATGCACGAACACCTTGGGATTTTCCCATGTTCACATCCCCTACGCAACGAAATTGCTCCTTCAAGAACTGGAGACAATGAACATTGCATCGCGGCTGATCACGGACCAGAAGCTGATTTGCCATGCGCCGAAGGCGTCGTGAACATGAACAGCACCATGAACAAGAGACACTCTATTTTTTTATGCCTAAGGATATATATATTTCGTAATCTTATTAATATAATACGAATGCGGCTTGTATTCTTTTAAGTAATCCACAATCGTTTTGCCCGCATCATACTCTTTGTAGATCCTGATATTGTAATACGAGGTAGGGCTATCATATATGATGATGTTCACAAAATTACTCCCAAGAAAAGAATGGGGAATCGGACTCGACACAGGTGATTCAAACGGATTGAAATATAGCTGATATGTTTTTTCGGTATGAATGGGCAAATCAAGAATGCGAAAGCGGAAGGGTCTAAAGGTTTCGATGGGAAACTGACTCGTCTCTTTACAAAGAGACAAGAATGCGACCCGATCCCTATAGGTCAACATGGTTTTGATATGATGTAAGATGCTAGAGGGAATTGTTCGAAACGTGCTCATCTACGTAGGGATCTGATTTGTCTATTATAAAAAACACCCCTTAGTAGAAATGATCATCACCCCATTGACCTATCTTGCCGAATATGTGGGTGCCTTTTTCTTTATTCTGGCCATCTTTGCCAGCGGCGGTAACCCGTTGATCATTGGTGGTGCCCTGGCGCTTGCCATTTTCTTGATCGGAGAACGAAGTGGCGGCCACGTCAATCCGGCCGTGTCCCTTGCGATGTATATGAGCGGATCACTGAAAGGTGTGAATCTTGTGCTGTATATTCTTGCACAGCTCCTTGGTGGCGTCAGTGCGTTCTATGTGTATCGGCTGACGAAGGGCTATTAACGGCGCCGCATGACCGCAAAAGCAATCGCACAAAGTGCTCCCACGACTAATATGGTAGCTGGTCGCGTAAGCATATCAAACCCCTCTTGTCTTTTCGGTGTTCCATCCGCGTTAAAGGTTCGCGGTCCACGCGCCCACGTTTCACGATCTAGGTTGACAGGATTTCCTTTCCGATCGGTGTCTTGAACCCATCGCGTTTGAACATAAGAACTTCCATTCCAACGGGCCGTCTCAGGATCCGTAATCCATGATTCCTGGGTGCTTCCATCGGCAATTCGTCCATAGGAATCTCCCACAGGGAGGGTCACTTGTTTGCACCGAGGGTATCCGGAACCGAACATCGCATTGATCAGCGGACTGGGATTCAGTGCATTCTCCACATCTTCTAGCATGCCTGGGGCTAATCCTTGAAGTGGAGGCATACCCATTTCGGCCATCACACGTTTCATGTTCTCTCCCAGCGCATTTCCTTCTGGAATACCGTTCATATAGTGCCACATGTCTGCACCATTGGAGCACGTTTGACCCGTTTTGATAAAATAATTGACACCCAGTGGCTTTAGAGGCATGCCTCGGGTAAATGCGGTAGAGGGCGCACCGAATCCAATCTGGTCCGTATAGAATCCGACACCTTTGATGGCGTTTACGACGGACTCCATAGAGTCGCCGACTTGAACCCCGATTTGAGGGGGCGTCAACATGGCATCGGCGGGTTTGTAGGGAGATCCAAAGAATCCGAGACCTGAGTCTGCGAATCCATCTATATTGGGGTTGGAGGTGCGGGAAACATTCACCACAGGTAGGATTTGTTTTCGATATTCAGATCCCTGAACGGGAACCTGATCACTCATGACTATCTCCTCTTTCGTTTTTTGTGGAGACGCAAGCGTATGCTTCACAAACACACCCCTCTCCCATGAAGTGGACTTGTATTCGCACCGCTATCATAGAGTTTTGGGTCTTTACTTATGTTATCATATATCATATGTGTCTCTAGAGAGATAGATATGATCTTCCATGGGAGAGGGGTATGGGGACGCGAAGTGTCCCCATGGGTAGATACAAGTCTACTTTGTGGGAGAGGGGGCACGGGGTTTACGAAGTGTTCGAAGTGTCCCCCGCCCACAAATTTGAAAGAGTGCAAGGTAGAAAGAGAAGATACACTATATAAAACTCATGGAATCACTCTTTCACCTTCGCACCTCTCTCCCTGCCGTGGAGGAGGTTGAATGGGAATCATGGGAGGAGGAGAAAGTCGTTCCCGTCGTGGATGCCGACACTTGTCCGTATTGCTTTCATACCGACTGCCTGTATTCCACGGACCTTCTTACCTGTAGGGAGTGTGGCGCGATCGTGGCACGTCCCTTTGACAGCACCGCCGAGTATCGCTACTTCTCCCAAGAAGACCGCGGAGGAGATCCCACCCGTGTAGGGGCTCCGCAAGATCCACGATTGCCCGAGGCCTCGCTCGGCACCGTGATCCTGAATGGATACGGCACTGCGAAGGCAATGTATCGTGTGCGCAAGTATCATTCGTGGAACACTGTTCCGTATAAGGAACGATCCTTTATTCAAACCTGTGAGCGTCTCTCTCTGATCGGTCTGAATTCGGGCATCAACCAGTCCATTTTGGAAGAATCCAAGAATCTCTATACGACGCTCCAGGACATCGGTGGACGTCAAGGTCTCAGTCGCGACGCCATGCTCTCCGCGTGTCTCTACATGAGCCTCAAGCAATCCGGATCGCCTCGTAAGCCCAAGGAGATTGCGGAGATCTTTGGACTCTCCTCCTCTACGTTTACGAAGGCCCTCAAACAAATGCAGGAGATCATGTCAATGGCACGTCAGAAGAAGCTGATCCCCATGACGACGTCCAACAAGCCGAGCCAATCCAGCACTCGTGCCGTGGAATACATTCAACTCCCGCTGAGCCGTCTTCCCATTCCGCGGGATCAGATGAAGCATCTCTTTACCCTGGCGCAACGGATTGCGGAGAAGGCCGAAGAGGCACGACTGTCTCAAGAGAACATGCCCCCTAGTTTGGCGGCGGGATGCCTGGCCTTCATCATCAAACGGTGCGACGGTCTTCATGTCTCCCTGGCGACCATTGCAGAGGCGAGTGAAATCTCCGTGGCAACGCTGCAGAAATGTCTACGACGACTGGAAACTCATGCGGAAGTCTTAGAGGGCGTGCTTAATTAAAAAAGGGTAGGAAGGTAGTATGGGTCAGGTCGGATCGACAGGAGAGTTCACCCAAGAGGGAATCAAACAGATAAAAGACGTAAAAGATACGGAGGTGCTAATGAATCTTATTTTTCGTTATATGGCGAAACAGATCAATGTGAACGACTTTATGAAGCTATCTCAACCCGATACATGTAAAGAGTATGTGATCTCCTTGGCGGAGCACATGTCGAGTCAATTTAGCCATCTCCAGATTACGCCCTATCGTGAGAAACAGTCAGACGTTCTGTTGTTTACAAAATATGGTGACCTGGACCCCTCTAAGAAATCCGAGACACATTCGGAAGAGGAAAAGAAAAGTTTATGTCTCCTTTTGTCGTATTATTACGTGCGCATTTTTCAGATTTATGGGGCCCTTGCCATCACACTTCTGAACGACATCTCCTCGTCTCAGACAGTGTCTCAATTGTCTACGGGTTTGGAACGCACGATCAATCGGACACCAGGCTCTACACTGGTCAGTGCAGCTAGTCTCACGGGAGGAGCACTCACGGGAGGAGCACTCACGGGAGGAGCGCAAGGAGGCGCAGATATGACAGAGATCCAGGCGTCCTCTTTTTTGTTTTTGAGTTCGTATTTCAAGAAGAAAGAGGATAAAGATACCTATCAACTCAAAAAGGGATGGCAAATGAAATACGATGAGGGTAATATCAACGGAGGTCGCGTCTATTTTGACAAAATCGAGTCCATCACTTCTTCAAAAAGTGAAGTGACGTCCATCGGGAGATTTGTCATCTACCCTCCTGCCACTCGTGATCGCTACCTGATTCTAGAGGTATCGTCAAAGTGGGTGACAGGATCAACGTATGATACTTCTCTGGAGTATAAATCTTTAAAAACATCTGATTCTCCTCCTGTCACTCTTTCCCTCCCTTCTTCTCTCAAAGTTCCCGTCACCATTACACGCAAGTCAGATAATATCTCATCCTATGTGGTTACCGTAAAGAGAGCGAATGGCATTGCGACCATGAGCGTCCCTCAGTATTTTGAGGGAGTCTTTCAGGAACTCATCACGGCCTTTCCGTTGAAAGGGAAGTCTGTGGCATCAGAGACGGAGGACACCTTCACAGAAGAGGGTGTATCCAACCCGCTTAAAATTGGCATCATAAAGAAGGCCCTAGAGGAGCGACGAACCGCAGGTCATTGTATCGCTCGTGCCCTTCAATTGCTACGCACCATTCCGTCGACGATTCCGAATGGCGCTCCATCCTATGAATCCGATATCTGTATGGAGAACTTCACCTTTACTGCAAAGTCACATAGAGGGGTTGTGTCAACGTCTGCGAATCCTCGACTGCGCGGAATTCCTGAGCGTGGAGAATCACTGTTAAAGGATAAATCGGTAGGCAGCAGAGGGTTTCATCCCCTTGTTCAGTTATTTTATGATACCATTCATATCGGCAGCCCACAGATTGTCATGGGGGACACCGCATTTACAGAATACAAGGCTTTCATGGAGAAGATGGCGCATCTGTATTGGGATCATGTTCCAACGGCCACGCCTAGTATGGGAATGTCAGAGGGTCTGGCAAAGATTAGCAATAAGCGCGATGAAGCGATGTGCACGAAGGAATTGAAGAAGAAAGAGGCGGTCATCAAGATTAATCCTGCGATCGTAAAAGTGGATGAGGTATCAAGGGTCGTCCGAGAATTGTTTATGATCCAGGCGAACCATGCGAAGAAGTGTGGTGAAATTTTTAAATTACTGTTCGATATTACCTATGACGAGAAGAAAAATCCGCTGATGATCTCATTGAATAAGACGCTGCTTCGAGGGGGATTTAAAGAACTTCGTCGGATCAATGGTCTTGCGCGACAGGTGTTGATTGACTATTATTCCATGTGCGAACAGAAATATGTGCAGGGAGTGAACATGATTGTGAGCCCTATGCGCGTCGCAAGCAGCGCAAGCAAGCCCGCTCCCACCCTTCCCCTTCAGCGATCTGCGAGTGAAGGGGCTCCTCCTGCTCTTCCTCTTCAGCGGTCCGCAAGTGACGGGATTCCTCGTGCTGCAATCGCTTCTCCTGCAATGGATTCTCGTGCTGCAATGGGTCCTCCTGCAATGGGTCCTCCTGCAATGGGTCCTCTTTTGCCCAATCCCTTTCATGCAAGTGCCCCAAGTGCTCCCAAGGAGACTAGTGCTTCCAAGGTGACTGGTGATCCCAAGGTGACTGGTGATCCCAAGGTGACTGGTGCTCCCAAGGCGACTGGTGCTCCCAAGGCGACTGGTGCCCCAAAGGCGACTGGTGCTCTCAAGGCGACGGGTGCTTCTAAAGGTGGCACCAGAAAACGTCACGTCATCAGGCAATAAGAGCGATCCATCGAGAGTGTCGTTGTCCATTGATACGTATACCAGTGGAATTCCCCATCCACCTTCCATGCAGGATGAGATCCACACCATTCTTTGTTCATCCATACATGATCAAACAACGGAAACAGGGTATCCGTGATGGCAAGAGAGGCTTCTTCACGAAATGCGTCAGTGAGAGAGGGGCTCTCTAGCCATGCCGTGATCCATGCCATTTTCCCCCCGTCTTTCCATTGAAACGTATCCTGCGCACACGCCATGATCCAATGAATTCCCTTTTTATAATACAGCCACTGTTGATTGGTTGTCTCCCGATTCCGAAGAAGGACGGTGTTTGGATCACGGCGCTGGTCCATGATTCGATAGGCTTGCTCCACAGGGCACGAATGGACGCAGGGATGTGGCCCTGAAGGCTTGAGCGAGCGATACACATACACCCCATGATACCACGGGCGGAGAAAGATAGACAGGGCCGCCCCCTCTTTTAAAAAGAGGCAATGAGGAATGCCCCTCCGATTCGCATACTGATGAAGCTCCGTCAAGAGCACATCGCCCACCCCCTTCTTTCGCCATGCGGGGTGAATGCAGAAGCAGTCCACTTCATAGATCGGCTCTTCTTCCAGGATCCCCATGTAATGATACCGAATCGTTGCGATGATCTCTGTGTTATGACGAAGGACCATGATATGATCTCGAGCTCCCAGGAGATGCTCTTCAGGAATGTCCAGAACAGGAGTCTGTGGAGGCGATCCAAAATGGGTTCGAAGATAGACTCGGACTTCTGAGAGGGCGTCACACGGCGCACGGAGAACCTGGCAGGTTGTCCCCTCGATCATGGGAAGGCGCTCTTTCTCCCATAAGAGCGAAGTAAAGGGACGGCGAGGCAAGAGGGAACGGAGAAAAGAGGGGAGAAGACGGGGAAGAAAGGGGAGCACATGAGAAAAGGAGTCTGCCCAGAACATCCCAAAGGAGAGGGGTAGTGGAGCAGAGGCCAGAGGGCAGAGAGTCTAGGAAGAGAGACGCACCACCGGTTTACATAGTGTGTCTAGAGGGAAAAGAGGGAACGTCCGACTACCATAGAATGGCCTATACGGTGGGAGTGGCCATTTGTTGCTATCATGGGCACCTTTCTGCTCTGTCCGCCCTATTCCGATCCATTGAGGCTCAAACGCGCCGTCCCGATCAAGTGGTTGTCTCTTGTTCCTCCACTTCCCCTGAAGACATCCCCTACGACATGGGGTCCTATTCCTTTTCCTTACAGATTGTCACCTGTCGGGAAAAGAAGAATGCCGCACAGAATCGGAATACAGCCGCGTCGTATCTGCAGACGGACATTGTTACCTTTTTTGATGCCGATGATCTCATGCATCCCCAGAGGATCGCAGCGATTCATCACGGATTTTCCACGTATGGGGCATATTTCATGGTTCATTCGTTTCAGAAGAGCCCTGTATTTGTCATGTATGACGAGTATTCCTATCATGTGAATCAGCTGGAAGTGTGCCCCTATGGGTCTGTTTGTGTGAAGGGTCATGGTATGCCGATCGCCAATGGACACTGCAGTGTCATGCAGTGGATTCTTCGCGAGTTTGCGTATCCCGAATCCGTAGAAGACCAGGGACGAGAGGATACTGTATTCTCGGCACAGATCATTCGGAAGTATCCTGATCACACACTATATGGTTCCGATGTGCTGTCGTGTTATCTTCCGAGCGGAACGGGTGGGGCATGTTGAAGATACATCACGGCAATGCTGGGGGTCCATCGCGGATTCAGACGGGTGCGTCGCGGATGGAACCAGTCTACGGCGTCCTTCTCTCGGCGATCCCTTCGCCATCGGGCAAAGCCCTTCGGATGCTCTTTGATCCATTGAAAGGTGTCGAATGACTGTTTGATTTGGTCGGGAGTGGCAATGCCCTGAAAGATGTGATATTGAAAGAAGTGATTGGGGGGATAACTGGATTCTTGGGATTGAAAGACGATACCCGTGTGTCGGAGACGGGTGACCTTTGTGATATGGGATTCTTCCTCGGTTTCTCGGAGGACATTTTCGGTGAGGTTCTGGAGAATGCTACGGTTTGCGTGAAGATCCTTGCCCTCCATTTGACCTTTAGGGGGCTCCCAGGTGGCACTGGAGGCGTGGGCGCCGCGTCGTTTGACGACGAGGAACCGTTTGGGGTCCGATGAATCCATGGAGTGGAGAAAAAGGCAGGATCGCAAATAGACCCGCCATCCTTCTACGGGGTGCTCCACATACGCATAGGCTTTCACTGGATCGTGGGGGAGATGAGCGGATCCGCGGTGGAGGCCTGGCTGGAACACATCAAAGGGTTTCATCTACCGTGCGCTGGTTTTTTAGAGAGGGTACGATAGATCATGCGCCCTTCTCGTTCCCGTCGCTCCCGCTCCCGACGCAATCGACGCTCCCGCAATCGACGCACTCATCGTGGAGGAGATCTAAACAATGGATCGCAAGGGGCCGCTCCAGCAGCCGCTGCTCCTGCAGCCGCCGCTGGATTACCTCAATTTGGTGTGGGCCCCGCAGGACCGGCTCCTCCCTTTCCCAATCTATTTGCTCCCCCACCTGCTCCTCTGCTTCTTCATCAGAATGCAAATCCTCATCCGAATGCACTTCCCCCAGCAAATGTGATTCATCCTGCTGGACCCATTCACTTTCCTCAATTTCCATTTCACCCAATGCCTCAACAGAATGTTAATATGGAGGTAAATCACCAACCGAATGTTGCTATACAGGAAGAGAATAATATGAATATCGTCCATGCTCCAAATTATGTTGGTGGAAAACGTCGCCGCACTCGTCGCTCTCGCCGCTAACTCGCTACAACTATGTATTCTAAGAGGATAAATGTTCTCTTAGAATAGAATGTCTAATAACAAACGCACTCCCCCACCGTATCGTCCATCATTTGTGACTCCGCCCCCTTCCAATCGTAATCTGTATGGAGCCTCTTCGCAGTCGTCTCAAGGGACAGAAGTTCTATCCCAAGCAACAGAAGTCCTGTCTAATGAAGAAGACCTTCCACCAACGCCACATCTATCTCAAGAAAATGCAGGTGCTGCAAGTGCGACGCCAGGCGCATCTAGTCTGAAAAAAACAAATGCTCCAGGGTTTCGTGGTAATCCTCTATATACAAATGCTCAACATAGATATATGTTTCGTCCTAATCTGAATGATCCGTCACAGGATTATCCATCGGATGCTCACGGCAATCGTGTTCCATTCAATGACCCACGACGAAATGCCAGTCGTCATGTAGATAATGTGGAAGAAACCATCGCTAATTTATCATCGGCCACACCCCTTTCACGACGCAATATGACAGCGCGTGCTGCTGCATCTGCCGCAGAATCTGATTCCGAACCAGAGGCAGAAGCAGAGGTTCTCTTTTCACCTGCGGCATCTCGTTCCTCTGTTCTCTCTCTTACTCCGTACAGACAGAGTCGCCCATCGAAGAATTATAATAGCCCGCGTCGAAATACAAATAAGAAAAATCATAATCGGAATAAAATAGGAGGAAAGCGACGCACCTATCGCACGAAGCGTAAACAACGTAAACAGCGCAAAGGGACGCAACGAAAGCGCAAGCAGTCCCATCGCTAACACCCGGCCTCTTTTCTAGGATCTAGTAGAATGTCTGCGGAATCTGCGAATCAGTCTGCGAATCAGTCTGCGAACAAGTCAAAGAAGCGACCCTTTAGCACCATCTCAAACAGAAAACCTCAAGTCTTCACCTTTTCGAACCGTCATATCGGTAATAGTCTTCTTCGACATGGAATAGAAGAAGTGCATAATTTTAGCGCACGCTCTAACGCAAATATTAAAAAGTATTATGGGAGCATCGAAACCCCTAAAGGTGGAAAACGAAGTGGAAAACGAAGTGGTCAGAAGACCCGTCGTCATCGCACCCGTCGCCACCATTGATTACGCATTTCGCGTAAAAAACAGTAAATAGCCATACGAAAAAGAGATCGGCGTCAAATCCACATACTTCGTATACTTCCACCCGCTGTTTTCCGCCATCTTAATGATGTCAGGAATGTTTGGCATATGTAATTTATGTTTCTGGCGGCGCACCGAGCCATCCTTGAACCGAAACGTCTCGCGAAATTCCGCGTTTGGATCATTCAATTCAAACACGGCATCGTATTCCAGTTGATCAAACACCACCTTCGATTTGGTAATGCGCTCCTTTACATAATTCTGTGGCGAAATGCCCACCCACGGATTGCTCGCGTCCAGCACGGGTTCAAACTTATATTTGTTCACGACCTCGATCGCCAAGTGACCCCCTGGCTGGACCCAGAGCGCCAGGTTTCGGAAGAGCACTTCAGGATCAGGAAAGTAATACAGCGTAAAATACAAGACACAGGCGTCCGTGAATTCACCCGCAGCGGCCGCACCTGGACCTAGAATATCAAACAGACGAAACTCCACGTCCTCCTTCTGCGTCGGTGTCAATGTCGTGTTCTTTAGCGTCGTTCCCTTCGCATAGCGAATCATCGCCTCGCTTCGATCGATGCCCACCGCATGACCCGCGCCCTGTTTGACAAAGGAGCATGTCGCCACTCCAATTCCACATCCTGCATCCAGAATGCGGAGTTGATCTTTTGGTCGATCCTTTGAGAATTCCTCCATACACATCGCGGACTCCGCCTGAACGAGGTTTTCATTCTGGGTCAACTTCGTAAACACCGACGCATAGAAATCGTCAAACAAATCGTCATTGGTCAACCATTCATATTTGGATTCCTCGGCGGCCGAGGGCACCACAAACCCCTCATGAATCGACCCCATGTTCCACGAGGTTAGATGATCCATAGAGAAGATCATGACATAACTCGTGACGATCATGAGAAGGGTGATGAGCAGCGCGGTCTGCCATGTATCAAAGGTGCACACGGTTACCATCGCAGACAAGAGGAGAATCGTGAATATAACGATGACCATGTGACCCTTCATGGCACTCTCTATGTGGTTCGTTTCTTTGTTTTTTGTGAGCGAACACGACGGCACGTGATCCCCCCCTTCTTATGACCACAGTCACTGGAATAACGGGCAAGGCTCTGACACACCGAGGTATAGGGGGCCGCAAATCCCTTCTCCAGACCGCACCGCATCCTCCACAGCCATGCGAGGGTGCTCCGACGACAGTCCAATGTTGGCGGATGCTGTTCTTGAAGGGACTTCCAATGGGGGCGGATGGTAGACGGTAGGGCATCCGGAAGCGCCTTCCAAAATCGTCGGAACCAATGAGTCCGTTCTCGTTGGGGGAGCACGTTCCATTTGTTCTTTTCACAGGCATCTCGGCAGTGATAGACTTCCTTGGGACACCCCTCCATCGGCTCCATCTGACGAAACGACTCTTTCGGATGGTGATATCCCACCGAAAAGAGAAAATCCCAACAGAGAGCGAGCTGTTCCTGCCACGGGCACTGGAGAAGGCGGTCATAGGTGTCTTTAACGACCGCAAAGGTCGGGGCGGGAGACACGGGAAGGCCCTGTTTTTTTAGTTTCGCGCTGACGCAGTTGTGAATCGTATACATCCATTTTGGCAGCCCGCGAGCAGGGAAGGGGTGCTGGCGATAATAGTCTGTCAGAGACGCGCGACAGAACTTACAGGGGAGAATATAGGGGATTGTCTCGAAGAACTCGGCAAGATCGTCATGGGCGGGCTCCGCACAAATCAAATGAAGCAATTTCCATCCTGATGGACCCCAAAATCGCGTGTCCATCTCTGTATGGTCCTTCGTCTTTTGGAATCATTTGGACCGTCCAGATGATTCCAATGTCTTGTGCTTTGCGCTTTGCACATGCGCTTTGCGCAATGGTTACGCCATGCCAAATCCAGAAAAGCTGAGAGGTGCCAAATACGGGCGAACGGAGGACTCCACCTCGTTGTTTGCCTTACAAGAGATCGTGGCCGGAGGGCACGCCTGTCGTGCGCACGGGGCGCATGCAGGGCACTTCGTGGGAGGAGGGCACTTGACCTCGGGGCAACGCGCGCGTGGGCATGGGGGGCACTCCCCTGACGGCTTCTGGCACTTCGAGCAATCCAGAATCACGGGGCCCTGCTTGGGAATGGACGACTTCAATACGTAATTGCTCAGATCAGGGACGGGAGGGCACTCGCTCTTGAGAATGTAATTGCTCATATCGGGAAGGGCGGGGCACGGGGGAATGGTCGTTTTCAGCACATACTTGTTCATATCGGGCTGTCGGCACTCGGAATCTGCCGGGCGAATCGGGCGAGGACGGGGGCGCGGGTTCGGGCAGCGGCACGGGGAGGACTGTCCACATGCGTCACAGCTTGCATCGGACTGAAACCCCTCACGGTGTGTGATATACTTGTGAACCATGATACCAATGATGAGTCCAATGATAAGGGCTCCAATGACATGAACAACGGTGATGACCATGGATTCTCTATGAGGTGCGCACATAAATCATGTCTTCAAATTGACCAAGAACGACATTCATCGCGACAATGCGTCCATGACGTATGCGATCCTCATATTCCTCTTTGGAGCAAATCATGCTTCTGGAAAAATAGGTGTGAAGCTCTTTCGTATCGGCGATATACTTTTCAATAAAATGGTAGGCGTCGTCTGAGGTAGAGAACATGCCTAGCACTTGTCGGTCCCCAAACGGCTTGTCCACCGCACGAATGATCACTTCTGATTCAATAATCCATTGTGCCATGATTCTATTCATAGGGGATGTTTCTATGCCGCAATACGCCATCCCTTCCAGTCCATCGGAGGGCATCCGCATGTCACGGGGAGGGCGGGGTCCATGGTGGCCTGGAGACGGGTGCAGATCATACGAGCATAGCCTTTCCATGAAAAATCGGGAGAGACCTTGGTGTTCGGAGGCATCATGCCTACATCTTCAGGGCGGATCCCGCGTTTCTTCACTTGATCCTCTATCTCTTTCGTGCGCTGCTTCCAATCAAACTGCGAGGGGCCCCGTCCTGCCTCTTGGGGCACGGGAGCCATGTGGTCCGTCACATCACCTGAATCGTAGGGCATGAACTTCTGTTGAGAGGCATTGTCAAGATCAAAAAGAGAGGGGAAACCTGTGCGGTCCACCGTGGAGGCGGCTTTAGGTGGTTTGGAGGCGGCTTTAGGTCCCTTGGGCCCATTCGGCCCCTTAGGGCCGTTAGGGGCTTTTGAGGCACACTCTTTTGGAGGTTCATAACGGACCGTAAAAGATGCACTCACCCCCTTTACGATTTGATCCGCATACCGATCCACGAGCTTATTGATCTGACGCATTGTTTCAGGATTCTGCTGTGCACTGTTTGGTAGAAGATTACCGAGCCCTTGTGGGAGCTGATTCTCTTGAATCAATTGGGGGATAGGCTGGCTCATGTCTCCCATGATGCGGAGCATGTTCTTGATATCAGATGATTTGATGGGGATCTCTGAGGCAGTGAGGGTGTTTGCGGTCACTTGGTCCACAATCGTATTGATATCATTCTTGATCGTGGTCAGGTTCGCGACACGTTTTTGGATCAGAGTATCCGATGTCCCACTGGCAGATAGACGCACAATCTCTCCTTGAATGCGAGACATGGCATCTTTCAGTTCGGCGATGGAGGCGACACCCGTCGCGGAGCCCGTTGCGGAACCCGTCGCTGAGCCACCACTTCGGGGAACAGGAACATTCGTAAATCCCTCTTTGAATTCATTGATGGGGCCTTGAAGGGGGCCCGCCGCGCCGATCAATCGCACCTGTTGCTGCAAAAAGGCCAGATTGGCAGACATATCATTCATATGTTTCATGGTGATCGTAGGCTGAATACCTGGATTGCGATTGAGCACAGAGACCTGTGATTGAAGCTCTTGAAAGTCGCTTCGAGCGGTTTGAAGAGGGAGCTGGATGGTCGGATCTGATCGTTCAGACAATTGTTGTGCCTCAAACGCCAAGAACCCCTTTAGCATTTCCAAGAGAGACGTCAGTTGTTGGCGATTGGCCTTGATCTGTGTGGTGTCTTGGTAGGGAAGAGGACTCATAGAAGCGATCTCTTGATACGGGGCAACAGGGAGAGGTCCAGGAAGAGAGGCGGGTTGCACCTCGCCTGTCAGAACCGGAGATACAGGGACAGTGGCAGGCAGGCGCACATCATGAGGGACATCAAACCCCTCGCTGGATGACATAGAGGCCCATTGATAAATGACAAGGAGGATTACGACAAAGGCGAAGAACGTATACGCCGCTATCATTCTACCTACTATCTAATAATCCAGATTACATTTCCAGCATGGGATGCTATCCTTACGAATATACTGTGTCATATCATGATCACAGGCCCTCTTGTATTCTTGTCCTTGCGTAAGGGCATCGGAGGAGGTAGCCTCTTCCTTCTCATAACCACCATTGCAACCGCCGTTGCATCCGCCATTGCATCCGCCATTGCAATCACATTCATTTTCATTTTTGCACCGCTTCTGTGGAGGAAGGCGTCGCGACTCCAGCGTCTTCTTCTTCAAAAGAGTCTGAACATCGGAGAGAATATCCATTCGTTGTTTCATACTTTTCGCTTGGGCGCTCATGTCGCTGATGGCGGCAGAAGAGGGCTCTTGGCGATCAAAGGTTCTCGGCGGCGGTGTCGGTCTAGCAGGAGCGGGAGCGGGTGCGGGTGCAGGTGCAGGTGCGGGAGCAGGGGCGGGCAGAGGACGAGCATTAGGAACAGGGTCAGAGAACGTAGGTGGGATAAAGGGTCGGCTATCGGTGTCGACAGGGCACGGGGGCGGCCTAGAATAGGTAAAGACGCCCAGAAGTTTATTTCGAGCAGTCGTTGCCGGCTGATTTCCCTGATATTTCTTTGCATTCGGATCACTGGGCGTGATCACTTGAATCACATAGTATGTTTTGTCGATCACCATACTGGAGAGCATTTGATTGCCGATAAAGGACTCCGTTGGTGTAACGGTCACCACATCCCCCACGATCCGATCCGTAAATTCTTCTGCCGCCACCGCCTTCTTGGAAGAATGGTATACCAAATAGACATTCTGAATCGTGCTATTGTCGGTCGTTCTCGCCTTGAAGGTCACAATGTCTCCTCGGATGCATGTCGTAACTGCGACACGCTGAGGCACATCTGACGATGCGGGCGCATTAAAAAATCCCTCTGAGTGTTGAATGGAAAGCGCCACGATACACGTCAACAGTAGGAGACATACCACCAGAAATTTCATTTCTCTCTATATGAACCGGAGGAGTTAGGATGCTGGAATGGCATGAGACATTGTAATAGGACCGCTGGTATGGACCGCTGGTAAGGACCGCTGGTATGGCCCGCTAGTAAGTCTCTGCGTGATAGATGGAGAACGTTCTCTTCAGAAGACAATCCTATATCGTCCATAAAATTTGACATGGAATCATGATAACATGGAAATCAAACCATGTTGAAGGCACGCTATCAAGAGGACGAACGACCCGAAATTGGTGTGGATGAGGCCGGACGAGGATCGTTTTGGGGACCATTAACGGCAGGGGCCGTGTGTCTTCCTCCCTTGTCCGAATGGACCGACGAACACCACGCTGTCTTTCTTCCGATTCGAGATTCCAAGAAACTGAGCCCCAAAAAACGAGGGGTGATCGCTGCCCAACTTCATGATCTTCTTGGGGACAGATGCGCCGTCGGTATGGTATCGGCGGAAGAAATCAATCAACAGGGGATCACCTGGGCCAATCGTGAGGCGTTTCGTCGGGCCATTCGTAGCGTTGGAGGAGAGACTCATCGTCTATTGATTGACGGGAGCCTTGCAATGGATGATTGGACAGGAGAACAGCACGTGATCGTAGAGGGAGATGCGACGTATCTTGCGATTGCGGCGGCATCCATTCTTGCCAAAGAGGAGCATGATCAGTGGATCCGTGTGTATGCGGAGGAGAACCCTGCCTGCGAGGAGCGATATCATCTTGTCTCTTCCAAAGGATATGGGACGGCGAAACATCGCGAAGCGATACGTCTTTATGGGGGCCATGTCCACCATAGAGAAGCATTTATACAAAACTGGCTACCTGATGCGGATGCTCTGCGTGTGAAAGAGGTGAAGCAAACCACGAAGCAACAAGCGTCTGGTTGCCTCATTCGGTTTTAATGACGAGAGCGGCGAGAGCGACGAGAGCGGCGGCTCTTTTTATTGCGACGTGTCTTTCCGCCTGCTTCTTGCGAGGAGTGTTTTGATAATTGTTCCCACACATTCTTTACGTCTTTTGCCTGATTTTTAGCGAGGAGGATCTTTCGATGAACTGTATTTCGCAAGCGCGGCCTATTTCTGGCATTCTGTGGATTCATGAGTGTGTCCATATTAGTGGTGATTTCACTCATAAATGTCTGTAGCTCATGGGTTTTCTGAGCGGCTTCTTTTTCTTTTGTAGCAGGTGCATGGTTTCCCTTCTGATAGGTTTTTTCCGCAGCCAATAGTGTCTTCCACGATGCATCACTCGCATCATAGATAGCATTCCGAGCATTTTTTTCTGCCACAGGATCATAATCCCTAGGATGCACGTTTTTGATTTTACCTGATGCATGCAATATCTTACGCGTCGCATGATTTGCGGCACTGGATGCATTGGATATGGCCTTCTTTTGTTCTTGATGCAGAGCATTCAAATACGCATTTGTATTACGACTCATCTTCTTATGAAAGACGCGTATTATTTGCAATACATGGAATCCTACTGGATCAGAAGGTGACAAGAGAACGCTGAGCTACTGAAAGTAGTTAAGTGGTTCTATTCGAACGATTTTATTAGTTTTTAGTGGTTACCAATCATTACCTTATTTGCATTGTGACGACTGGACGGCACATTTAGTGGTGACGGCGAGAACGGCGCGACTTGTTCTTGCGGCTGCCGCCGCGCTTCTTGGACTTGCGCGACTTGCGCTCACCACCGCGAGAGCGGCGAGACTTCTTGCCCTTGCCCTTACGAGCGCGGCGCTTGCCGCCCTCTGAGCGGTTGCGGCGGGACTTCAGCTTGCGCGAGCCGCCCTCGGACTTGCGAGAGCGACGAGAGCGGTTGCGGCGGCTGCCGCCGAGAGAGTTAACCTTTGCCTGCATAGATGCGTTGTTGTGGGCGGGGGCGTTGGCAGACATCTTTATATTAGAGCCTGACATTATTTTATACGCAGCGGAGGGGTCAAGCGAGGCCCCACCACTCCACCGTAGTCTTCCTTCCGCCCAGGCATCTAAAATCGCCAGATCCATCGCGCGAAATCGTGAACTTGATTGAGGCCGGTATTGATGCGCCTCCTTTTTCTCGAAGGTCACATACTTTCCTTTCGGGTCAGAGTCTCTCTCTTCCCACGAGGCCGTCCCTCGGAGTCTCTGGATCCACTTGAACGATTCATAGGCATACACCTGTCGATCGAGGAGACCCACATGACTCATGACAAAGACCCCAGGTGCTCCCTCTGATTCAAGAGTATTGATCGGAGACACCGAAAGAAGTTCCTTCCCATTCAAAATGTTCTCTCGGGGGTTTCCAAATTCCTTATACTCCCCTACCGTAAGAGGTAAATCTGGATTGGAACTGGTCCGAAGAACATCCACATAGGGGACCTCCGTAAAGGCTGCTCCCACTAGCTGACCATGGGGATAACGGGACACGATGGCTCCCACGGGAACGCCTCCTGCAGAACGCCCGTAGATGACCGTTTGTGCCGGACCGAGTCCATGGCGTTTCTGGGATCCACGAATGACCGCCTCAAAATCGTCAATCGTCACATGGCGATTCTCTCTCCGTGCCGCATCCGCCCATGCCGCGTCGATATCACCGCCACCACGAACCATCGCAAATACAATGACCCACTTGCGCTGTAAGAGAGGATACCATTGTTGATAAGGCCAGTTCACAGGCGTGGTGGACCCATACGAACCGTAGACATAGATAAATTGAGCTTTGGGAGTCACTCCTTTTTGCCGAATACAGACAAACGGGACACGTGTTCCATCCATGGACGTTACATGATATCGATGAACCTCCAGCGGAGCAAACGCTATCGGGTGGGTGACGGGAGTCTCCTTTTCTCGAAAGATGTGTTGATGGGCAATATGAAGGACAAATGGAGTGGAATAGGGAGAATGAACCATGAAGGATTGAATCAACGTATTTTCCCAGTCGGCCCAGATATTCACATCAATCGTTCCCACGGCAATCCGATAGAGCGCACGGGGCTTTTTATGAGGCTCACAATACCAGATCGTCTGCGATCCCTCCCAGATCGTCAGGACATGCCCCGTTTGTAGGTTCACCCATTGAATCTCCTCGGTCGGAAGAGTCCATGACGCAAGAGGGGCGCCCATGGGGATCCATCCCTCCTGATGAGATCGTCGGATCAGGACACAGTCCTCTCCCTCTATGCTTCGCCCAAGGGGCATCTGAAGCACAGATTTCTGATAGAGCGGAATGAGGTTCTCCCCTTCCACGCGGTAGAGGGTGCTTCGCATGGGATCAGAGGACAACATATAGAGGGTGCGATGGGCCCCTTTGCTCAATACGATGTCTCTCTCTTTGTCCCTTTCACGATAAATGGTCTTTTCTTTCTTTCCTGTTCTCGCATCACACATGCGCAATTCAGCCGTGACAAATAGATCCGTGATATTAATGTAATAACAGCGATCCTCCACGACGGCGATCTGGGAGGAGACGGCTGATTTTTTCCAGATCACATTACCATTATGATCTTCGCAGAGAAGCTGATTTTTATAATGCTCACCCTCCTCAGAGGGCACATACCATATCATGTTTCCCTGCACATCCAGATCATAGGCGGGAGTTTTTTTAGTAGATCCTACCCATCTCCATGAAAAACGGGAGCCCGCTGTCATGAGAATCTCCACTGCTCCCCCACCAATCGTGTATCCCAATCGCTCCACATAGGGTCGCACCTTATCCAGTTCGTCTTTCATGTGATGCGCCATGCGCGCAACATGTGGTTGGGTGGACAATTCGTGATAGTGTGCCTTTTCTTGTTGGATCAGGGTCTTCCAACGTTTTCCTTTCATCGTTTCCATCCAGGCCCATGGATCTTTCCATGAGAGATATCCTAGATCTCGTATTTCTTGTCCTGTCATTCCCTATTTACTAGGGGCACATTCTACCACCTAGACCCCCGTAGAGACAAGGTAAGAGTCTAAACCTTGCTCTCGTTTCTAGAATAGATATGGCGCTCCGAACGACCATTTTGTATCAAAAGGGCAATGCCCATGGTCTTAGCGATGACGTCGTTGTGATTCAACGTCTTCTGGCGGCTCTCTCCTCCAGAGGGACGCTCTCCACGCCCATTCTTGCGGATCTTCGCGAGCCACTTTCTCTGTCCGACATACAGATTCACCTGGAAATCCCTGTGTATGGTGCGATTCCCTGGGGACACGTCAACATTCTTCTTGTGAATCCGGAACAATGGTCCTACGCCTATGATGCGTATGTTCACGCGTTTGATGCAATTTTCTTTCGTGATGCGCTGACTGCGGAGCTTTTTCGTCAGGATTTCATGGCAAAGGGTATTCCGTCGGATCATCTCTATACGCTCCCGTGGTGCGACTCGTGGGAGACTGATGTGCGTCCCATGACGGGTCCACAGACGCCAGGTTTCGTCTGCTTTCTTGCGGGATCCACGACCAAATACGAATATGTCAAGCAACTTCTGCCTCATTGGAAGGCAGAGGATCCGCCGCTTCGCGTGTATACGACGCGACAGGATGTGGCGGAGGGCCTAAAGGGACTTCCTGGACTTGCCTCATCAGTTACGGTGTGTCACAAGGATCTGACTAGCGCGGAGTGTAAGACGCTGTCCCGTGAGGCCGAGGGGCACTTGATTGTGAGCCAGGCGGAGGGATATGGCTACGCGGCGGCCCATGCGGAGACGATGGGTGCCTTTGCGATCATGAATCGTCTCCCTGTCTGGCAAGCGGATTATGAGTCCTTTGGAGGCGTCGCATGGCTCTCCAATGAGACGACGCCGTCCACCTCTGCTCGCTGTGACCTTGCTCGCCCTGGACCTCGTGTTCGTGAAGAACTGGAGGAGGCATTTGATCAGTTTCGAATGGGTCATGCGACCTCTCCGTTGCGCAAGAGACGTGCGGAGGGGCGCTTTCATACGCTCGTGGAAATGAGTCGCTCTCTCTTTGAGCGGTTGTTCGATCTGGCGCGGGACCGTCGCGTGGTGAAGACGCATCGCCCTCCGCTGCTTTATCCTAAGGACTGCCCCGCCATTTCTATTGTGACGCCGACGTATCATCGGCAGAAACTGATGGACATTGCGTTTCATAACATGCTCGCGACCGATTATCCGCGCGATAAGATCGAATGGGTCATTGTGGAAGATGGGACAGATCCTGCGCTCAGCGCCCGTGAGAAGATCATTTCGTTTCAGCTGCAGGTTCCTGAGCTTTCGATCAAGTATATCCCTATTGAGGGCAAGATGACGATTGGAGAGAAGCGAAACCTTGGTGTGGAGCATTCCAAGAATGAGATCATTGTGTTCATGGACGATGATGACCATTATCCGTCTACCTCTTTTCGACGTCGCGTGGCATGGTTGCTGTGCAATGACAAGAAAAAGATCGCATCCTGCACGACGCTGGCTCTCTACGATCTGATTCATGGTGTCAGTGCCGTCAATGTGCCACCCTTCCAACTTCCGTTGTCTCAACGTATTTCTGAGGCGACCCTGACGTTTCAGAAGTCGGCGTGGCGCGAGCGTCCGTTCCCTGCGGTCTCGTTGTCTGAGGGAGAGGGCTGGATTGAGGGACGCGAGCAAGAGGTGCTAGAGTTTCCTCCCCAGCAGATCATTGTGGCCTTTACTCATCGTGGGAACTCATCGGGTCGTCGCATTCCTCCTGCTGGACCTCCGTCGTGCTTCTGGGGATTTCCCCAAGAATTCCTCGTGTTTATTCATGAGCTTGCGGGAGTGGAAGTGGAGGCGGTGGAAGAGACAAAGGATTTAAAGGGCGCGGCGCAGTGATCGGCCGCCTCGTCGCGTAATGGTAGAGGGGACTTTCTTAACAGAGGGCTCTTGTGGAGGGAGGCTTGAGGGAAGACTTGGAGGAAGGCTTGAAGGAAGAGATGCCTGTGGTTCAGAGGGAGCTTCTATCGAGGATTGTTTCTGAATGACAGAGGGAACCTGTGATTTTTCTGTAGGGTCTTGTGGCGGAAGAGACGCTTGTGGTTCAGAGGAAGATTCTGGTTCAGAGGGAGATTCTGGCTCAGAAGACCCATTCACCTTCTGAATGGCCGCCTTCACTTGTTCCTCTGAAGCCTCCGTAGTGGGTATCTCTGGTTCTTGCTCTTGCTCTTGCTCTTCCTCTGGTCCCTCTGGTTTCCGTTCAGGATGGTCCAGGGACTCTTGAACAATATTATCAACTAGTGGCTTACGAGGGCCCTTCCCGCATCGTTGTTCTTTAAAGGTATCTGATGTAGGAATGCCGACGAGCTGAAACACCATGCGAAGAGCGAAATTGTTTTGGACATTCTTTGTGAGTTCCTCGTATTCTTTTGAACAGACAAACTGGGTATCATCCATCAAGGATTGAATTCGCTGAATGTCCTCGAAAGACACAGCAAGATCATCGGATCGTGGGGCCAATCCCTGCTCCATCAACACCCCATCAATCGCCTCTTTTCGTTCTGCCAGCTTCTCCAGGATCTCCACCAATGGCACACGAACAGAGGCGGGGGCTGTCACTTGAAACACAGAAAGAAGCCCTCCAATCAACAGGGATTTCCCCAGAGAATACGTTCCAAAAATGATGTCTCTCTGGATACGAGGATTGATCGTTTGAAACAGGGTAAGGTAGGCTTTCAGAAGTTGCCCTAGGTAGAGTTGGGAGGACCCCGCATATCCAAGGAGAGAGAGGACCGCCTTCTTCCAGTCTCCACGAAGCAGATCCAACACGGCTATGATGACACTGAGGATCTTTCGGTTTTGATCAGCGCCCGCCACACTTGCGCTGATCCGTGCCATATCAAGAAGCAAATATACAATCACATAAATGGTTCGTGGAGGAAGTTTTACCTTCTCCAATGCCATTCCAACGCCCTTGGTCGCAGGATAGCCCTGCAGAGCACTTGTCATCATCTTAGGAAAGACGGAGATATCCTCTCCTTTATCAAAGGTAGACATCTGTATCGGGCCGTGCTGTGAGACATATCGATGAATGGTGGAGTTTGCCTTTTCGTATTGATGGTAAGCACTCTCAAAGAAATCATCTGGTCCTGGGGTATCTGTTGATTCTGCTGCAGTTTCCATAGGGACTTCCGCGGAAGGGACCGCAGACACGCTAGTAGGAACAGCAGGAACAGCAGGAATAGTTGGTAGATCCGCGCCACCTCGTTGCAACCCACGAAAAAAAGGGAGATAGGGCTTGCACGTCGCCGTCCATACTTCCTGCTCCGCAGGGGTAAAGAGAGGTCGCCCCTCTTCGTCCACTGCTCTCTTGGCCCAGTCCTCTCCACCTTGTATCGCAAAGATCATCCCCAGAATTCCCGTGGTCGAACGAGATAACATGGTCGCAAAATCGCTCCTCTGAAACAACTGATCCACCTGTTTTCGTGCCTGTTCTATGCTTTGTGCGTATGTCTTCATCCTACTCTGTTTCCGTTTTATTTATGAGTGACAGTATCACACGTGTAGTCCGGTATCATTATGATCCGCACATGACACACTCTTCCGTCTCTGACTTCCGAAGGAGCCGCATTTGTTCCGATCGCTGAGCCTCTCGTTGAAGTTCGGGATCCACCGTAAATTTTTGAGCCATCACAGGCGCCCGCGTGCGCAGATAGTAGATACCCGTCTTGAGACCCTTCTTCCACGAATAGAAGTGCATGGAAGTCAGTTTCGCATAATTGGGATCGCCCACGAACAGATTCATGCTCTGCGACTGACAAATGAAGGCTCCACGCGCTGCCGCCATATCAATCAGCGTCTTCTGCTTGATCTCCCACGACGTCTTGTAGAGTCGCTGGATGGATTCGGGGATCTGATCCAGACCCTGAATGGAGCCGTTTCGCGTAATGATTTGCTGTTTCATCATCTCATTCCACAGGTCCAGCTTTTGAAGATCCTTCATCAAATGTTTGTTGATTACCACAAACTCTCCCGCAAGAGTGCGGCGCGCATACAGGTTGCTCGTGAACGGTTCAATACACTCGTTGAAGCCCAGAATCTGCGAGGTGGACGCTGTCGGCATCGGGGCCACCAGGAGAGAATTGCGGACGCCCTTGGCGATCACACGCTCCTTTAGGCTCTCCCAGTCTAGGCGATCCTCCGCGGCGCCTTGGGACGTGAGAGGCGTGACGCCCCACATATCATACTGGAAAATCCCTTGCGACATGGGGGATCCCTCAAAGGTGGAATAGGGACCGTCTTCCGCCGCGATCTCACAGGACGACTCCACTGCGGCATAATAGATGTGTTCAAAGATGCGCTGGTTCAGATCGGCAGCCTTCTCTGATTCCCATGACACTCGCAGGAGCGCAAAGACGTCGGCCAAACCTTGAACACCGAGACCGACGGGGCGGTGACGGAAATTGGATCGTTCCGTCTCGGGCGTCGGATAGTAGTTGATGTCAATGACACGATTCAGGTTTCGGATGGCGACCTTCACGACGTTGCGGAGCATGGCGTAATCGAAGGTTTTCGTAGTGGTGTTCACATATGCGGGGAGCGCGAGGGAGGCCAGGTTACAGACAGCAGATTCGTCTGGTGCGGAGTATTCCATAATCTCTGTGCATAAATTGGAGCTCTTAATCGTGCCCACATTCTTCTGATTGGACTTCTGATTGGCCGCGTCCTTAAAGAGCAGATAGGGCGTGCCCGTTTCAATCTGGGCATCCAGGATCTTAAACCAGAGCTTCTGCGCATCGATCTGTTTGCGTCCACGGCCTTCCGCCTCGTAGCGCTCATAGAGCGCACGGAACTCATCGCCATACACATCTGCCAACCCAGGCGCTTCCGAGGGACAGAAAAGCGTCCATGGCACATTGGCCTCCACTCGCTCCATGAACAGGTCTGAGATCCACAGCGCATAGAACAGGTCTCTGCAGCGCTCCTCCTCCGATCCCGTATTGAGCTTCAGTTTCAGGAAGTCCTCTACATCGGCATGCCACGGCTCCAGATAGATCGCAAAGGATCCGTTTCGTTTACCTCCACCATTATGCGCCACGCCAAGATGCGTCACCGTGTAATTGTGTTCTCCCTCGACCTCGAAATCGTAGACGGGGCCATCGTATTCCACGGGAACAATGGATGTGATGATTCCATGGCCTTGTGGAAACACCGTCATATCCCCTATCGCAAGCTCTTTCACCTCCAGGTAGTCAGGGGCATCCACTCCCATCTGAACACGAGCCAGCACCGTCTCCAGCGAGTCTCCCTTCGCCTTCAATGACAGAATGGGGTGTTCTTCCGTGACGCGCACGGGCGTATCATGGCCCTCCAGGGTGATCGCGAACATCTGCCCCTTATACTGGTGAATGACCTGTTTCTGGACGATTTCATAGGTGCCCTTACTGGTCAGAACACGGTCGCCTGCTTTGATGTCCGCAATCGGTCGCGGACCCTGATCCGTGGTGACGAGCGTGTCAGGCGTGAAGCACTGGTCCACATAGCGCGCGGTGTCATTGAAGTTGCGCAACATCGGCACGATTCCATTGGAGGTTCCGTTGGTTCCGCGGATCAGTGATCCTTTCGCGCGGATGTTGTGGATGTGGAGTCCGATGCCGCCTGCGTATTTGCTGATGAGTGCGCAGTCTTTGAGGGTGTCATAGATCGAATTTATCGAGTCTCCCTTAATTTCTAGGAGGAAACAGCTCGAAAGTTGTTGTCGTGGAGTCCCCGCATTAAAGTTCGTGGGGGTCGCATGGATGAAATATTTCTGGCTCAGGAAGTCATAGGTCTCGAACGCCTTCTCCAGATTGATCGATCCCCATAGCGCAAGGGAGACACGCATGAGGAGATACTGGGGGCGCTCCAGCGTCTTTCCCTTTGTGTCGCGGAGCAGATACTGGAGCTTCTCTAGCGTCTTGAATCCGAAATAATCAAAGAGATGGTCGCGTTCATGGCAGATCTTCTGATTGATCGCATCGCCGTGGAGGCGGCACAGATCAATCAGCTCTTGAGAGACCGTGCTGGTGCGCTCTCCCGTTTTCTCCATCACTTGGTTGGCGAGAGCCTCTACCACATCCGTGAAGCGGTCCGAGGTGTTCTGGTGATGGTTCGTAATAGCCAGTCGCGCGGCGAGCGTTCCATAATCAGTATGGGTTGTCATCAGCGAGATGGAGAGCTGCGCGGCGAGTTCATCGAGCTCAGAGGTTTTCACTCCGTCATGGATACGAAGCAGCGTTCGTTGCGCAATCAGCGTGGGATTCACCTCCAGGCCCGCGGCGGCCGTCTGAATCCGATTCAATACTTTGTCAAAGGAGACGTCCTCGCGGGCTCCGTTTCGCTTGATCACCTGCATACTAATGGATGCCATGTTTCCGGAAGAGTAGGACACACGCACGTATCACTTTTTCAGTCTAACTCCTGTTATGGTTGACATGGTAGATCAATTTTTAGGGACTACCCAATAGAGAGATGAACCCTGTGATTCTTCTTGTGGCCCTGGCGCTCATTGTCTATGCGGCGATCTGTGCGGAGCACCAAAAATGGTTCCCACGGTTCGGTTCGTATGATCCCGCGTTTCGTTCCTATGGTTGGCCCGTGGAGGGCTTCCAGGCAAAACCAGCAGCTTTGCCTTCAGCGCCTGCGCCTCACGAAGACATCGGTGTGAATGACAAGGCGGATGCGAACCTCACAAATAATCAGCCCTATCACCTCCTACAAGACGAACGGGCCAACGCAAAGCCGATGTTGTCCACGGTGTCTACGGCAGGATGTTATGCAACCGATATGGAACAACATCTGTCCAAGGTGGGGAACCATCGTCAGCTGACGAACAATTATCGCCGTGCAGGCCCTGACAGCTGCTCGGCCCCATGGAAGGAACTTCTGTTTCACTTCTACGAGATGACGCCGTTTCATCTATCAAAATAGACATCATGGAATCCTGTGGATGGATACAATGATATCATGGAATCGGGTGCTACCGAAGAAAGACAATTTTCATGTCACTTGTTGTCTCTTGGGCGGGTGTCTCTTGCACATTCGTCTCTTGCACAGTCGCCTCTACAGGGGTTCCTTGTAGGATCGTGTTTTCGGCACCCTCACGATGAAAGACAATCTGGCATGGATCCTCTCGCACTCGTTTGGAGATTCGCGTAGAATCAGGGATCGTGAACTCGCCCCGCTTGGCCTTCTCCACATCCTCCCAAAACGTCTCAATGAACGACTGAAGAGACCGCCACCACTCCTCACTTCGCACCACTTGTTGCTCACTCCATCGCATCAAACGCCACGGAATGATCTCCACGATCTCCTCGTCTTCTGCGTGTTCGGGTTGCCAGTTGGCCTCTGCCTGGATCGGACTATAGACATAGTAAAAGTCCTGTGTTCCTCGCGACTCCGCATACCGAACCAGCGCAATGTATCCATCAAATTGGCTCGGCCCCTCTTGTCGCTCAATGCGCGGATAGGCAGAGGAAAAGGACGCCTCCACATAATCACAGATGTCCAATCCCGTCACATGAAGCTGCATCTGCATCTGTGCATAATAGTCTTTTGGGATTGTTCCATTGATCTCTCGTGTCACGGGGCATTTGATCTCAATCAGACGACCCCGTCGCTCATTCTTGGGACAGTCATAGATGAGTCCGTCAGGCGACGCCGTGCATCGAGGATCGGTGGGATGATGAAGACGACCCAGCTCTTTCATGGTCACCCCATATTTCCATTCGTAGATCTGCTTTACCACGGGCTCAAACCGAATTCCCCAATCAAACGCGCGCATGTGATCGGAAGGGACGGCGAGGGGCTGCTGACGAGGGACGGGGGGGACGGTCTTGGACACCACTAGTGTGGCACGTTGGCGAGGCGCAGCAAAGAGACTCCCCAGTTCACTGGCGGAGATGATCGTGGACATTTGCGCATACCATTCGGGCGTTCGCTGTTCGAGCTGTTTTCGTCCAAGAATGTCGTCGAGTTGGGCGTGACTAGGCAGGGTGATTGGGCCCCGTTGTGCCCGCTGTGCCAGTTGTGCTTCATGTTGCTCCCGAAACATGTCCAACAGATAGTCCACGTAGTCCTGCTCTACTTCAGAGAATTCATAGGCGTAGGCGATCCATTCCGCGGAGGCCATCCACTCCTCTTGTTGAACGGAATCCTCTGGGTCGGACAACCATTGATCCAGGACCTGAAGAAACTCCGTGAGTCTCTGTTGAAAGGGGCGTGACATTGTCTATTGGTTTTCGCTAGATAGGTGTGTGTTTCAATTTTATAGATCATGTTCCTGCGGCTACGGATGCTGCCGCAGCCTCTGTCGCAATGGGAGCAGACACCGAAGGGACCTTTTTCTTCTTTCGCGTTCCCTCATACGAGGCCACTTTCATCGAACTATCGCATATTAATTTCCCCTCGGGTGTGCGGTGAATGTCCAATCCCTTGATGGTTACAATGCGCTGTGTCTCTTGATCATAGAGGACCACCTTGAGGGTGTTCAATAATTTCTTATCCAGCGCCTTTTGAAGGGTCACAAAGCACATGCTTTTTTCCTCCTCGGTCATCCCATACGTAAGGGCAATGTCCTCTAAGAACAGCCGAAGACGGTTCAAACGGAGCCCTCGCTCCAATCGGTGCCAGGGTCGTGCATAGGCTTCTCGTGCCCCTCCTTCTAATAGCGTTTTAAGAGACGAATTCTTTTCCTCTTGATACGTAATGACGGGATTGGCACTAGTGCTTGCGCTTGCATTTTTCTGTGTTTTATGGCGTGGATCCATTCTATAGGTATCACGTGACGCGCGTTTAGATGTCCACTCTCTGAGTCTTTGAAAACGAGTGGATCACTTCTTGAAGAGAGTAGGGTTCCAATCGTTCCTCTGCAGGAAGAGGGAGCCAATTGGTATTTCCTGTGTCTGTGCCCATCAAATAATAGGTTCTCCAACAAAAAGTCTGACGATCCGTGAGGGGAATTTCCTCCCATTGATACTGATCTGCCAGATTTGTCCGCGTCGTATCTACCTGACAAAATACGATGTCATTCACCTTTACAGGGGGAGAGGAAAGATAAATGCCATTTGGCTCTATGATATCACGAACCACATCCAATGAGTCGTCTTCTTTCCATAACAGTGCCCCACCAAGTGTTAAACAGTGAAACGTGGTGATATGGATCGCCTGAAAAGTGCGTGATGAGGAATGATACGGTAGAATAAACATCTTATTCTAATAGTTCTGGGTCTACTTTAAATGACGCAACCGGTTTATCATGATGCGCATACGAAGTCTGCTGTGGAGGCCTTTCCGCTTCCACAGTTTATGACCCGCACCCGCCGTGAAGTGGACCCAAAAGACGCGATCAATGCGCGACACTTTGAAAACTGGCAGACACGTGGGGCGTATGGTGTCATGAACCGCCCCGATCTCAATAAACGGCCACCGCTCTTTGACATGGCCCCCAATGACAGCCGAATGAGCAGTCAGAGTTTTCGCTCTCAGCCACGGTTTGACGCGGACTCGTTTAAGGGCGGACAAAATGCCTATTTTGATAAGTATGATACGGCGGCGGATGCTCGCAATACCACACGAGAACTCCGTGCGAGCGTGTATGAAGACAAGAGGACGGGCTATACTGAGGAATCTCAGGCGTTGCTCCAGCGAAATCTGGACGCTCGTTTTATCCCAGTAGATCTAACGGAACAGACTAATGCGTCATTGTCTATGCGCCCCCAACGGGACGACATTCGCACGTTCTTTAAGCCCACGGTTTCCACAGGCGACAAGAAAGCCTAAAAGTGGGGACACTGCGTTTCCCCACACCCCTCTCCACTACGATTCCCTACACCCCTCTCCATTACAATTCCATGAGAGATTGAGTGAATACACGCCCACTCCTATGGAAGGGGGTATGGGGGCAGAATGCCTCCATAGGGGTGTGGGTTTCGCGCCTCCACCTATGAAAACACGAGCTCCACAGGCGTCGTATACACCTGAAGGCTATGAAGAGAAGACGGGGCGGGCTTCGTGCGACGCCGCGTGGTTTTCATACCTGAATCGCGAGACTCCGTGGACGACTCCGTGTCCGTCTTGTTTCGCTTCTGGATCAAGGTCGTTTCCTTCAGATACGTATTGTATCCCGTGCGGATTTCCTCCTCATGGGCTTCCATATACTCGAGCATCTTGGTTTCCAGTGCCCATCGGAAAAAGTTTAGCTTTCCAATCGTCGTCATGAAGGGCTCATGATTCGGAATGGAAAACATGATTCGTTCCCGACGGCAGTTGGGGTCAAAATATTGTTTGGAATACGCCTTGAGCTGTCCCTTGTAGCTGAGATAGACGAGAAACTCTTGGCCGTGCAGTGTATACCGCACAAAGGCCTTCCGACTGTATTTCGTCACAAACCAGTCAATGATACGAAGACTCAACGGCGCCTCACCATTCAAATACTGAAGGACCTTCTCAATGTCGGGCTGGTGCGCATAGAAACGCTGAAGACTCGAGATGACGAGTTCAGGCTTACATTCCATCTTTTTTCTGCGGGTTTGCGGATCCGATACATAGGGCTCCATGTGCCTTAACATGTCGTGCGGTTTAGGTTCCGTTCTTTTCCATGGGATAGTAGTATGGCCAGTCTATTGCCTGCAGTTCACGGTGGAGCACCGATTCTTGCCATGAGTGGCGGTGGCATAGCCACACAGGCTCCTACCATGAGTGGCGGTGGCATAGCCACACAGGCTCCTACCATGAGTGGCGGTGGCATAGCCACACAGGCTCCTACCATGAGTGGTGGCGGTGTGGAGACTCTATTGCCAGCGGCCCCTCCTGTTCATATCGCAGGAATGCACGGTGGCGCAAGTCTCTTGCCTCTTGGCAATGGGGACATTCATGCGATGAGAGGGGGCGGTGTTAGTGCAGCGTCGTTTGGCATTACCGATACGTTCCCCAAGGATGCAGACGAAGTGCGTAAGTGGAAAGAGGACTCCCTATGCAGGCCGATTACGGAAACAAAAACAGAACTATGTCCCTCTCTTCACCCCTTCGTGGATCGTCGTGTTCAGGCGCTGTTACAGCGCGTCAATCTTTCAACGGGTCTCTTTGATATGGGGTGCGGAACCATTGAACGAAAGGGATCTCAACTGAGCATTTCATTTGATCAGAGGGCAATCACTCTATTGAGCAGTGATTTTGAGAGCACCTTTGCGGCGTTTCGTCGTGGAATGTCGCCTCATCAACCTGACAAGGCGAAGGGTGGTGTAGGGATGGCTGGTCTTCTTCAATGGATGCTTGGGTCTCCTGTGATCAAGGACGGTTCATTTCATCTTGTTACGTTTATGAAGGATATGAGCCAACCATTGTCGATCGAGGGATTTCGTCAGTTTCTATCGTATCATACAGATCATGTGGACGATGGTATGATCTGTAAGAATGCAATGAAACTCTATGGATATAAGATAGGGGCGTTGAATCCCACGGAGATAACAGGAGTCTATGGGTGGATCTTTCCCCCGAACATGGCGGCTCGTCGTGTGGGGAACGAGTTTGAGGTGTATTCGACTATAACAGACGCGGTGACGAAGACTGCAACTTTTCCATCGAATAAATATGGTTTTACTGTATATGAATATGATTCGCCTAATGTGCCCGTGATAGACCCTGTTGGTTCTTCAGAGGCTCCTGTGAATGCGAAGCCTGCTGCGACTGTTACGAAGCCTCCTGCGACTGCTGTGACTGCTGCGACTGCTGCGACTGCTGCGACTGTTACGAAGCCTCCTGTGACTGCTGCGACTGCTGTGACTGCTGCGACTGCTGCGACTGCTGCGACTGCTGCGACTGCTGTGACTGCTGCGACTGTTATGAAGCCTCCTGCGCCTCTTGCACCTCCTGCGACTGCTTCGACTGCTGCGACTGTTACGACTGCTGCAACTGTTACGAAGCCTCCTTCGACTGCTGCGACTGCTACGAAGCCTGCTGTGACTGCAACTGCGGTTGCAAAGCCCAGTATCCCCTTTTCTGGAAGAAAGAATAACACCCCTATCACGGTCCCTGATCAACAAATGATTGGAGGACAGGACTACACGCTACGAGGTATGATCCAGCACGACGGTGGTACGGACGGAGGACATTATACGTATTTGTATCATTCTCCTACTACAAAAGGGGAATGGGTTCAATTTAGTGATAGAATCATGACCTATCCAAAAGGGGATGCACTTACAAAGAGTCTTGATACGGGATATATCTATTTGTTTGAAAAACCAGGAAAGATTGATCCACGCCATAAGGGGATGGAAAATCATGGAAATTCCTGCTGGATGAATGCAGCCATTCAAATGTTCTATCATATTCCTGAATACTATGACTATATCACGAAGTTTGACCCTTCCACCTCCTCTCTCTCTCCAATGATCAAGAACATCACCCTCGCGATTCAACAGGTCTTTCTCAAGTATTCTGTGAAAGACTATAAGGTAATGCAATGTTCCACCGAATATCAAACACTGTTCAATGCCACATTTCCAGATAAACCCATAAAAACACAGCAAGACGCGATGGAGTTTATCGACAAAGTGCTACTCGACATTATTGAGAAGGTTCCTGATGTCCGATCTCTCTTTGAGATACAGTATGAATCCACGATAACATGTGTTGACCCTCCCATGAACCCCTCTGTGAATACGATGCATCCAACTGCACTTCGTCTACCCATTCCTTCTACTCCTTCTACACTGAATCAACTCTTAGAAGATTATTCAAAACCCCACCCCATCGACTATAAAGTGGACACAACACCATGTCCAACCGCCACTCAAACGGTGACCATTCAGACGACCAACACCAAATATGTGATCCTCCAACTTAATCGGTTTGCAAATGCGCTCTCTTTGTAATCGCGTGTCACAGGTTCATAAAAATAAAGAGGTAGAGTAGAATGTCAGGTCATGAGGCAGAAATGGCCGCAGCGGTAGTGGCCGCCTTTGAGGCTTCCCCTGCAGCGCCTGTGGTGCCTGTGCCTGTGGCAGAGAAGCCTGTGCCTGTGCCTGAGAAGCCTACGTCAGAGAGCACTGCACCGACTGCCATTCGTGGGTCCAAAAAGATGCCTCTTGGATCACGAGCCGTCTACTGGCACGATCCTGAAAGTCCCGCAGGAAGCACCCCTGCAGAGGAAATGATCCAAACAGAGATTTTAACCTATTACGGAATGGAATCATTGACTGAAGAGAAAAGAAAGGAGATGCTGCGCGCCTTGTATCATGGCACCTGTCAAACACATCAGACGATTCTCCAGTCGGCTCATTGTGAACCTGTTCGTGCCATTCTTCAAACTCTTGCGATGAAATGGTTGACGACACTTGTTCCCGACGATACACTCTCTGCATTCAACCATCTAGATACAGGATCTTCAGGTCTATTTGGTTCTTCCAGCTCTTCTAGCTCTTCTAGCTCTTCTAGCTCTTCTAGCTCTTCTAGCATATGGGGATCACGGGGATCTTCGGATGCGTATGCCTCCCCTGCACCCTATTACTATCAGAAGAAGGGTGACTATATTATCATCACGACGGATGAATCCGTTCGCACCCTCTGTGCCGATCTAAAAGGCATGATGGGGGCACAAGCTCTTCCAGATCCTCTCCATGTGGACGAAGTGCCCTCCTATATCAAAGAGGAAGAGGCGGTTGCTGTGGTGGCCCATGTTCAAGAGGAGGACATGGCTCTACAAGTGGAGCAGGCCAAAGCGGCGGAGCAGCAGGCCAAAGCGGCGGAGCAGCAGGCCATCGTAGCAGAGCAGGAGGCTAAAGCAGCGGAGCAGCAGGCCAAAGCTGCAGAGCAGCAGGCCCAACAAGCATTGCAGGTGGCTAGACAGCAACAAGACACCAAGGCGATCACTGCTGCACAGGCCGCATTGGCAGAGGCACAAGCGACCGTCATCGCTATGCGGGCACAAGTGGAGGCGGCACAAGCGGAGGTAGCTACTGCACATACCGCATTGGCTGGCGCACAGGCGCAAGTGGATGCGGCACAAGCGGAGGTAGCTACTGCACAGGCTGCTACGCGGGCTGCGACGGAACAATCGCAGCGAAATGCAGAACGTGCACATGCTGCGACAGAACAACTGGCTGCACTCACTGCGGAACACACACGATCTCGTGAGGAGCTTGCTGCTGCCCGCGCGAGCCTCGTAGCCCTAGAGGCCCTTGGAGAACAAGCAGGTATTGCCAATCGAGATGCACATGTTGCAGCAGAAGAGCGTATTCGGACAGCAGAAGAGCGTATTCAGGCGATTCAGGCGCAAGTGGCAGCGCAAGAGGCACGTATTCAACAGATAACATTAGAACGGCAACAGGAACGCAACGAATCCCTTGCCACCCTTGAACGGACACAAGCGAATGCGGCTGCGAATGCGGCTGCGAGTGCAGCGAACGTCGCGCGACTTCAGGCAGAGTTGGCTGCCGCCCGAACAGAGGCTCAAGCGCAGGCCGAAGCGAACCGCGGAAATAAGAATGCAGCGATCGCACAACTTCGGACGGAGAAGGATGCGGAAGTCACACAACTTCGAGCGGAGTTGGCAGAGGCAAGAGCCGAGTCTACCGCACACGCAGCTGCTCATGTGGCAGCACAGGAGGCCGCTCGTGTCGCCGCAGACGCGCATGCTGCTGAGCGACAGCGTCACGCCGATGCCGCCGCTGCAAGTGTCGCGGCTCTACAGGAACAATTGGCGAGGGCTCAACAGAGCATCGGAAATACGAGTGCCGCTCATGTGGCGGAGGTCGATGCCATGAGACAACAGCTCTCTGCGGCAGAGGAGGCGCATCGAGATGCGATAGAGGCGGCTCAAGCAGCGGCTCAAGCGGCAGTTGAGGCGGCACGAGCAGAGGCACAAGCGCAAGCAGAAGAGGCAGCCACCGAGGCTCTGCGGTTGGCGGAAATCGCTCAAGCAGAAGCTGTTTCTGCTGCAAAAGCGGAGGCGGATGCTGCAAAAGCGGAGGCGGAGGCTGCCGCAGCTCAACAGGCGCAACAACAAGCCTCTCTCGCTGCACAAGAGGCCCAACGGATTCAGGATGTTGCAAGAGCAGATGTCCAACGACTGACTGATCAGTTGGCTGCTGCGGAATCAGGACAGCAAAATCTCTTGAACCAAAAGAGTCGCTCGAATGCGGCACGGATTGCGGAACGAAATGCGGCTCAGGCCGAGGTGGCACGGATTCAAGAGCAACTCTCTCGTGCTAAAGAGGAATCTGCGGCGGCTAAAGCACAAACTGCAGAGGCTCAAGAGGCAGTTGCCTTTGCCCGTGCTGCATCAGACCGAGCGGTTCAAGAGGCAACGGCGGCACGAGCGGATGCTGAGCAAGCACGAACGGAGGCAACGCAGGCACAAGCAGACGCTGAGCAAGCAGACGCGGCACGAGCGGAAGCCGAGGCTGCACGAAAGAAGGCAGAAGCGGACGCAACAGAGGCGATGGCTGCTCGAAATGCGGCTCAACAGGATGCGGCGGAATCTGCCGAGTTGGCTCGTCTGGCTCAGGAGGAGGCTGCCACACAAACCGCCGCGGCTCTACAAGCACAACAACAGGCAGAAGAGGCCATGCGAGCGGTCACTACCGCAACCGCCGCGAAAGAAGTCGTCGCGGCAGAAGTCGAACAGCTGACTCGTCAATTGGAAGCGGCCCAGCGGGCGGCCGCACAGGCGGGAACCAATCGGAATCAATCTCGGAATCAATCTCGCCTTGAACGAAATGCTGCTGGCGTAGAAGTGGCACGCATTCAAGCGGATCTCTTTCGTGCTCAGGCAGAAACTGCTGCTGCTCAACAGAGAGTGGAGGCGGCTCGTGTAGAGAAGGAGCAAGCGGATGAACAGGTGCGGACCGCAGAGGCGGCCGCATCGGCTGCACGAGCAGACGCTGAGCAGGCACGAGAAGAGGCTAAGCAGGCCCGAGAGCAGGCAGCCGCCATCCGCGCGGAGAAGAATGCTGCGAATGCTGCTCAGCAAAAGGCTCTACAAGAGGCGGTCGAGGCGCGAGACGCTCTCAATCAGGCGGAACAGAACAAAGCAGCTCTTCAGGCTGAATTGAGGGAGGCGAGGGATCGGTCCGAGGAGGCCGAAAGGATAGCCAAGGAATCTACGACTGCCACTCAGGCGCAACAAGAGCGATGGCAGCAAGAGGCTAATGCAGCGGCTGCTAAACAGGAGGAGATTCAGGCAGAGTTGGCGGCAGCGACGGCTCGTGCGACAGAACTGACACAAGCACACGCTCAAGCCATCTCAAACGCTCAAGCAGCCACTGCTGCCGTCTCTACAGAGCGGAATGCGATTCAGCAACAAGTTGCTGCGTTAGAAGCAGAGAAGATTAGGATCCAACTTGAAAAAACGGCACAACAGCAACGCCTTGCCCAGATCACACGTGAAAAGGATGATCGCATCGCGGAGCTTGAGCGTAAGATTCAAGAGCACAATGCGGCAGCTGCTGCTAAACTGGCCGAACTCCAACAAGAGCGTAATGCAACTCTACGCGAGCGAAATGAGAAGGAAAGGCTTGCCGCAGCAGTTCTCCTTGCTCATCAACAGGCACTAGGCGAGAAGAATCAAGTTATCGCGGCAGCCCAAGTAAATCGCAATGCACGGATCGCAGAGGCCCACGCAGAGCGCAATGCTGCACGGAACAAAGCAGAGGCCGAGCAACAGCTCCTACAGGCAGCGCATGAGAAAGCACTGGCCGAAGCCGCTGCAGAGCGTAATCGCCTTTCAGAACAGCATGACAGGGCTCTTGAAGATGGCGATGCTGCATATGCGGCACGACTTCAAAATAGTCTAGACAGGGCAGAACAGGCACATCAACAGGCGCTTCAGGATGTAACGGATCAGGCTGCGAAAGCCGCCGAAGAGCTCTCTGCATCAGTAGAAGCAGAGAGGCAATCGAGAGACGCGTCGTTTGCTGCCGAGAGGGCCGATTGGGAGGTGAAAATGGCAGAGATAGATGTGGATCGTATTCGGTTAAATACCGAAAGTCGTGCCGCACTGGATCAGGCGGCCAGTGCGGAACGGGAAAAGGCCGAGGCAATCGCTGCTGCTCAGGAGGCTGCCGCCAATGCCATTGCTGCTGCTCAGGAGGCTGCCACCATTGCCATTGCGGCAGCACAAGCAACAGCAGACGCCGCTCGGAATGCCTCTGTAGAGAATCAGAGAAGGAGTGCCTCTGCTCTTACTGCACAGGCAGAGGCAGAGGCGGCAGCCGCGGAGGCCAAGAGAAAACAGAAGGAAGCAGAGGCGGCAGCGGCGGCCGCTACCACTCACGCAACAGAGCAACAGGAGGCTGCTCGTCTTGCCCAAGAGGCCGCTCAAAGAGCCTCAGCGGATGCCACGGCAGCACAGACCGCACAGGCGGAACTGGAGAGACAGCAGGAAGAAATGAAACAGGCCACTCAGGCTCTTCAGGATCAACTTGCCGCTGCGAGGAGGGCGCACGAAGAGACGCAACAGGCCATAGAGGCCAAGGCCGCTCAGAATGCACAGAATCAGGCCGCGCGAGAGACTGCAAGTGCTGAGGAGAAAGCCACATGGGGGCGTCAGATACAGGAACAAGAGGCTGCCATTTCTGAGGCACGTGAGACGGCAAAAGCAGAGATGGCAAAAGCAGAGGCACTACAGGCATCTCTTGCAGCAAAGGAGTCAGAATATGAGGATGCTCAACGCAAGGCAGAGGAAACACTGGCGGCTGCACAACGAGAGAAGGAGGAGCTGGAGGCTCGTCATCATGCGGAGATTCAGAAGATGCAACAGACAGTAGAAGAATCAACACGACGTGTTGACCAAATCAGTCAGGAGATTGAATCCGCCAGGGCAGAGACTACATCCATCCAGGAGCAATTGAAGCATGAGCATGATGCTGCACTGTCCCAAAAGAATCAGGCTCATGCAGAGGCCTTACAGGAGCAGGCTCGTGCATTACAGGCAAAGATAGAAACACTGGAAAGTGCGCAAGCGGGGGCATTGGTGAATCTTAAGAGAGAGCAAGAAAGGACAGTGGCTGCATTACAACAACAAATTGCTACCCATGATGCTACCATTGCGGATCTGACTGTGCAAAAAAACGCTGCCGAACAAAGTCAGGCAGAGAAAGAGAAAACAATCGTAGCAAAGCAAGAAGAGATTGCACGATTAACTAGTCGAATTGAACAATATACTGCAGATAAAGCTAGGAGTAATACTGCTGCTGCGATACAATTGGAAAATGCATTAGGGCAATTACGTATATTACGTGATGCTGCAGTTGATGCAAAAACAAAAGTAGAGGCGAACTATTTGCAGAAAAACGAAGAGATTACCCAGTTACGTGCTCAGATTTCAGATCTGAATTCAGAGAAGGCGGATATCGCACTCCAACTTCAGCAAGTGACCGCCGCGATGATCCAGCGACACGGCGTGATCGATCTGAGTGCAGTTCCTGCCCCGAATGTCTCCTTTACACCCGCAAGTCAAAAGGCAGTGTCAGAGTTGATCGGCCATCTCATCCACCGCTATTTCCTACCATGGAGAACCCTCCTGCGTCATCCAGTGGCCCTTCGCGTCCTTGATCTAGAAGTTGCATCTCTATCCGAGCCCCTGCGCACCTGTCTTCAAACGAATCCCCTTATTTTCCTGTTTTCACCGTTGCCTGATAGGGGCGTCATGGAAACCCTTCTTGGCAGTTCCTATGATGAGTATGAACATGAACAGGAGAGCGTAGCCAACGCATCCAGCGCATCCAGCGCATCCAATGCATCCAGCGCATCTAGTAGCGCATCTAGCACATCCAGCGGGGGTGGTGGAAACGCGATGCGAATCGATATCCTTCTGTATTATCTGATCATGGGATTGCGTCAGGCACCCATTACAAATTCATCCTCTTACATGGGTGTGATGAATGCGACAGTAGAGCGCATCAATACATTTCATACAGAGCATTATGAGAAGAATAAAGCCAATCTTGAGAGGATCGAAAACAGCTGTGGATTGGAGCTCGCTAACAAACACAATCAAGATCCCTCTCTTCTTACCTTTTTGTATCTGTCTAGTAAGACTCCTAGAATGGGAAATGCTCGGTTCCAGTATGAGATCGATCGATATCAGAAGAGTTTGAAGATGACCTATTCGTCCATACCCATTCCATTCTATGATGCGACAGGGGGAGAGACCAAACAGGGGGAACAGGGAGGTGATCGTCGCACTTATCACTATGGTCCTTTTACCAAGATCTATGAGCCTTCCATGACGAGTCGGGACATCTCGGAAGATAGGACCTTTGTCGATGCCGTGGAAAACAAGTTGCGTAGGGGAGAAGCGGTCACGGTCATCGGGTATGGCGCATCAGGCAGTGGCAAAACAACGACACTGGTCTATGCGAAACATAATGGACAGCCTGGTCTTCTTGCTCATGTGGCAAATCGTCTGATTAAGCCGTCTAATGGTGTGAATGGATATACATCGTGCGAGGTCATCATTTACGAATTGGATGCGGATGAATCTCCTAATGGGCAATGTCGTGCCATATCAAAGGGCTCTCAACAGACACTGACGCGCACGGTGTTAGACAAAGAGGGAAGAGCACAAACCTATACCATCCCTATATCGGATTGCTCCCGTGCTCAGCCCTTTTCCTATACGATTCAGGGGGACACATGGGTCAGCTCTGCAAATAGCGAAACACTGTTGGAGAAGGAGATCGTAGAATACATTGACACGAAACGGAATACCGCGCCGACGCCGAACAATCCGCAGAGCTCACGAAGTCATGTGATTTGTGTGTTGACCTTTTCAAAAAGCGAAGCTAAAGCCGCAGGCGATGCAAAAAGCGAAGCTAAAGCCGTAGGCGATGCAAGAGGTGAAGCAAACGCCGCAGGAAATGCCGTATTTATTGTCTGTGATTTTGCAGGCGTGGAGAACACCTTTATGTGCGAGGATCCTCGTGTCCAAGAGACCATTGGTGTCAAGGCATTGATTGATCCGATGCTACATAGCGTAATAGAGAAGGCGACAGCAGAGGTTCGCAAGGTAGTACCAAACATAGACAGTCGTGTGTTTGTCTTAGAAGAAAGAGGCTCCTCCTATTTGTTTGATTCAAATGTCAATATTATGGGTATCTTTCAGATCATCGAACGTGATTGCACTGAAATGTATAAGATAATTAAGGATCTTTATCTCAACGCTAAACTTAATAAGAAAGTGCTACCAGCCACGATTGCAGGTCTTACACGATATGATCAAATTGACTTATCCACTTATGGGCATTCTGCACTAAGTACGGAGATGTATAGGTTTAAACCATTTATCTCATCATATCAGAGAATACTGAATTTTTATCGTGATTCTCCAGGTGTCCTACAGGGTGATGTGAAATCCTCTGGATATGATGTAAGTATATACCAACTTCTAAGAATTCTTGTATGGTATACCCATGCTTCCACAAAATATCAAACACTCTTCCAGTCCCTCATGACACGTGAGTATGATCCATCTGCCACCACCATCATGACGAAAACACAGATTGAGGCCTATTCCAAACAGGCACTCTGCGATCAGCGTGTGAAAGAAGGAGTCTTCATCAATGATAGTCTGAAGCGACTTCGGTCCTTTATTGCCACACATGTTCGCGGAACGTCACGCACTCCTCCTTTCCTCGACGAGTGTGTTCCCTTACAGTGTCATCCCCACCATCTCCATTGCTTTGGACAGGGATCTCGTGAAGAGGATGGCGGCCCCTTGGCGAGACTGATTGAAAAAAGTGTGGTCGGAAAGAAAAACACCTTCTGCATTTTTACGGTGGTCAACCTCTCACGTGATGCAAACAATCCTCCACCAACTCCCTATGTAGACATTGAACCCCTGTTGACACTTCGTGAGTCACTATATCCCTTAATTCCTGGAAAGATGGATCTACCAGACAGGAATGCCCTTCACTTCAAACTCGATGCAGTCCATAAGAATCTAGAACTGACTCGTGCAGAGGGCGAAATTGCTCGTCAGTTTACCACGTATGCAACAAGAATACTACAAGGAGGGGATGATGTCCCCTATCATCTAGAGGAGCTGATTCAGAAGTTGATCAACCATAATGCGATTACCACGATCGGTACGATTGAATTTACGGATGCCATGGCAAAATACGGAGCCACACAGATTACGTGCGCGCCATCATTTGTCAAGGGAGAGGTGAAAAAGTTGGAACAGTCTGCACAAGGATTGCCTGCACAAGGATTGCCTGCACAAGGATTACCTGCACAGCGGAAGGCACCCGTTTATACGGCATCATTAGGTGGTCGCATGCCCACCAGAGTCCGTCGGAAAGCGAATCGTCGCACACGGAAGAAACGCAGCGCGTAGAAATACGCAATACCTTGTAAAAAATATATTGCACTACCCTTTTATTTTATCTTTGCACATGAATTATTCTTTGGATCTTTATTTTCGTGTCTTCCTTACATGTCTTTTACGTTTTGAACGCGTGCTACGTCCTCCAGAGATTGTGGGTACATTTTCAAAACGAATCCTACGTCCAGATGGAGATGTTGATGTAGATTGTTCATGATGTAGTGATGGTATAAAATTCAACCCTTTATTTTTCAATTCTTTTAACAGATTTTTAGGTTTCTCATACTTGCTTTTATAATTTCTCCCTTTTTCATTTGCAGCTTTCATTCGTGCATTTAATTCTATATGCTCATCTGTATTTCTCTTCTTCGCTTCGGCTTCCTCCCTTAAGGCTTCCTCCCTTAAGGCTTCCGCTTCATATCTAGCTCTAGCATCAGCTTGTCTCTTCGCTTCAGCTTGTCTCTTCGCTTCATTATTTGCATTTTTCTTCAACCGAGATCTCTCTAACGCATTCGCTACACTTTTAGCTTGATTGATACGAGATTGTTCTTCATTCTGCATTCTTTGTAGATGACTTTGTTTTTGATGCCTTTCTTCTTGAATGATTCTGAATGCTTCCTCTTGATTGGCCCTGCGTCTTTGAGGTGCGATCATGTTGTCATAAAACCCCATAAGATCATCTAATGAAACATCTTTGGACTTATTGAACCATTTAGTTTCATTGAGAGTTAATTTTTTGAATCCAATCGTATCATTTACACTACTTAGTTTGCTTTCAATCATCTCTTTTACTCTTTCTAGCATGACCCTCCGAGGACCTTCTAGAAGAGAATTCTGAATCTTATCATAATTGATGGATGCCGTTCTAGACATTTCATCGAATTCCCCCACAAATTCTGCAACTGTAAAGTTCTTAGAGAGAGCCATTCTCTTTAGAAAACCGGATGCCTTATCCTGATTCATTTGAGCAATCTACTATACCCAACAAAAATGGGTAAAATCCATTGTATCGTACGTTTATCCATTCCACAAAAAAATAGATCAGAGAATCGTGCTCTGATCCATTTTTATCCTTATGAACCCATTAAAATCGCAATGTGCTTCCCTTCTTCACCAGAAGATCCATCAAAAACAGCACAAAAATCCCGCTCGAAATAAACATCATCATCTCCGACATCACCTGCTCAGGAGACGCCGTATGCGTATCATCCAATCGCGCCATGATACGATCCATCTTCTTCATAATATCCTCCATGGAAAGTTCACCCCCCCTCAGCGCCCTTGGCACCCTCGGCGCACTCGGCGCATACTGACCCCCTGGCGGCGGCAAATGCTCAATAAATGCCGTCTGGGCACCACTCGCCGTCAACGGCTTCCACTCTTGTTGCATCGAGGGGCTCGGTAGAGGGCCCGCCACACCCGATGGCTGGAAGGCCGCCATAAAATCACTAGGACTGTCCCGCTGATCGGGCTCATAGTCAGCAAATCCATCATCCGGATCCGCTCCAAAGAATCTCTTTTTGGAAGACGCAGGAACCGATGCGGGCTGAACATGGATCAGCTCCGAGGCAAAGCCCTCTTCTTGCGGAGCCGTCACGGGCACATGCTCGCGCAACCCCGTCACGTGATTCATCGCATTCACTTCGGGAAGGGGGATATTCTGCCGATCAGGATCCAAGTCCAGATAGGTCGCCGCGGGTCCCTTGCAGCGTCGCGCCTTGCGGCGCTCCTCCCTTCGTGCCTGTTTGGTAGCCTGATCGCCACCGCATCCCGGAGAGGGCGCCCCCTCTTGAAAGGCATCTTCTAACGAACAATAGTTCATGTCCTCTCTCCTACTACCCATGAGAGACAATCTATGATCTCTCTTTTACTTCGTTACAATCTCCATACGCAATCACGAGCCACAAAGAAAACAAGCATGTATCAGGATGTCTGCCATGCTTCAACACATAACGATGAGTTCCCCCTTTCCCCTTCTCTATGGCGCCATCATGGTTCTTCTTATTACCTACGCCCATGTCGTCCCCATGAATCTTCGAATGTTTGCGGATTCTCTACTCGGTAGACTGCTTGCTATTGGTGCCATCTATGGTGTGGTTCATGGACTCGGATGGATCTACGGTCTACTGACCGCCATGGCATTTCTCTTGATTCTTCACGGCGCCGTTCGTAACCCTTTGAGTTCGCTAGAGGGATTTGATGGAGGAACCTCCGAAAAGAAAGTGTCGGGTCGTCGCTGGTTTGTCGAAAAGGTGCTCGGTGAAACACCCGCGGCGATCTCCACCGATCGTGTGACCACACAGCCCGTTCAATCATAAGATAAAAACAGGGGATACAAACAGAATGTGGCCTTCGTTTCTATCGGTGGATCGGAATGCCAATGGCATCGCTTGTGCCGTCGTGATTCTTCTGACAGCGGGTCTCCTTCTTCGCTACGGAACTGTATTTGAACAGGAATATGGCACTGTGTTAACCAACCTCTATCAATACCCCATGTGGCGTATCCTGATCGTTGGCCTTCTGCTTTCTGCGGCAGTCTGGTCTCCTGCCGTGGGCCTCTTGGTCGCCCTTCTTCTCTTTTTTTACTTGAACGACATGGAAACCCTGTTGACGCCCTTCTCTGAATTATAAATGCATGAATATCAGACAAACCATGAGTCTTCCGGTGGCGGCAAGCATGGGCCAGATGGCGGCATCCAGTATGGTCGCCATGAGTCCTTTGGATACTGTGCTCCACCTGTTCAATACGAACCCCTATTTCATCGGGCTAATGATGCTCATTCTCAATTTGGGAGGTCGCTTTATCGGCTTAGAAGTGACGAAACAACAGGAACAATTCCTTCAACTCCCATGGGTTCGGCGGATTCTGATTTTTACCGTTTTGTTCGTTGCCACGCGCAGCATCTGGGTTGCCTTCTGGGCGACGCTGGGTGTTGTCCTCTTTCTCGGCTATCTCTTTAATGAAAACTCCGCCCTGTGCCTCTTTGGCACCAATGGTAAAAAGGGGTCAAGCTGTGAAAAGAAAGAGGGGGAGATGACCCCTGAAGAGAAGGAAATTCTTCATCGTCTGAGTTCCAAGGCGAGCCGTTATGTTGTCAAAGAAGATACCGAGGAGGATCATGTGGCGGCGAAGGACATTTATGCGGCGAATATGACGCTGCTTCATATGTAGATGGAGGCGCGGAGCGCCCCCATACCCCCTTCCATAGGAGATGACTAGGTATTCACGCTCTCCCGTGGAAATGGCGTGAATACCTATTCATTTCGTGTGTTCATGATATAAGAAATGATTTATAAGATAGAAATATATGCCTGCAACTGTTGCGGCAGTGGCATTTGGAGCATTATTGAAAGTATATGATGATATCGAGGATATTCCATTGATTGCACAGTATGCAACACCACATATCATAGAAACATTAAAAGCACTTATTATTGCCTCTCTTACCTATGTATCTCTGCATGATATGAATCTACCACTAATCATATTCATTGCCCATTTTCTGCATGATTTGATCATAGATGATCATGCACTTGAAACTACTTTTTATTATGCTGGTATGATCACGCTATTTATATTATCTATCATTACATTTGATCTATCTAAATGGGATATGACTGCGTGTGGTATAGTTATTATCTTGTTTCTTCTAGGTGGATATGTGGATCATAAAGTATTTCCTGAAGAATATGGATGGAAGAAAATCGTATGGCGCGCATTATGTGCAATCACAGTCCTTATGTTATTACCTTTTACTACACGTGTGATCTATCACAATATCTTACTATTCTTTTTAGGATATTGTATCCTTTCTGTTCTCCTTATGACATGCGCACAATGGAGTGAAACATCTAAGGAGCCATCCAAGGAGCTGTCCAAGGAGCCCTCAGAGAAAGACATCCGTCTTCCCATGGAGAACTCCACATAATATAGTAAGAAATCCACAGAGAAGAGAGATCATGTCTCTTCTCGCTGGATCATAGTCAAAAAGTGGAGACTCTAAAGAGTTCGCGTTCTACGAACTCTTTACGCAAGCGTATGCTTCACAAACACACCCCTCTCCAATAGAGATTATGTGAATACCTAGTCATCTCCAATGGAGAGGGGTGTGGGGACGCTTGCGTCTCCACGGGGGTATGGGGGCAGAATGCCTCCATTTAGAGGTTCAGCGTCATCGTATTCCCAACCGGCACACTCGGCTTGCGACGGCCCCGCTTCTGCGGGTTGCTCGTCGTCGTATACACACTCTCCATGTCATCCGATCGCGGGCTCGCAGGAATGCTATTGATCTCCTGCATCGCCTGACGCGCAGGCGACTGAAACATCGGCGGGGTTGCAAACGTAGGGCCCTCCATGTCCGCCGCACGCACCTCCTGAAACGTCTTCAGAATCTCATCTACCGATGTCGGCCCCTTCATCTCACGGCGAATCGGTGCTGGCTGTTGGGCCGCCATCGGCTGAGGAACCTGCGGCATCGGTGCCTGGGAAGACTGATAAAAGGGGCCCGTTGGCTGGCCTTGTTGTTGCTGCTGCTGAGGATATTGCTGGTATTGTTGTGCCTGCTGTGGAACACCCATCGCAGCCCCCATGAAATTGCCAAAGCCTGGTCCCGCCTGATTTGCCGCTGCGGCAGCAAACTGTTTCGCCAACTGAGGGTTATTTCGGAATATGTCGTCTGAGCTAACGTTGCCCATCTTGGAACGGAAAAAGGAATTGCTCATGTGAAACATGAAACCACTGCCCACGAGAGACATCAGCAGCTTGGCCTCGGGCGGCATGTTTCCGCGACCCTTGTATTTGTCATACAGTTCCTCAAATACCTCGTCAAAGTCCTCAATGTTCTCGTGGACAGACTCGGACCACCCATCCAGTTCCCAGTCAAACGGGTTGAATTTACTGTTAAGAAACTCCGCGCCCGTGGCAACACCCATCAGACACTGGCGCTGAAATCGGAGAGATGCCTCTAGGCTCTTCGCATCCGACAGACGCTCAAACTCACTCTGAATCTCTTCCAGTGTGTTGTCCATCGTAAAGCGCTTCGTCATGGTGTATCCCTTGGACTCCAGGCGATTTAGCTTGTTGATCAGCTCCATCTTCTTTTTGCGCTCCTCCTCCACTGAGAGACGGGTGGGAGCGGCCAATGAGATCGAGGGGCCCGATGCAGTCTGTGAATTGGAAAACATAGAGGAAGAGGAAGACGAAGAAGAAAATGGATCCGATGACTTCTGAATGGTAATCTCAGGGAGAGATTCGGAGGGAAGATCAAACGAGATGGACTCTAGCGGTTCAATACCAATACCAATGTCCTGAATGGGTTCCGCGGCACTTACGCTTTGTCCTGCCGGACGAGCAGGGACACGGGTGCTCGTAAAAAGGCTCGCACCCAAGTCATCTCCTAGATCCTCCCCACCCAATTCAATAATGTTTCCTACATTGGAGCTCATGGGCGGTGAACCCATGTTCTCTACAAAGTTTTGCATGTCGGAGATGGATACACTGCTCATATGTCTTTCCACATCAGTGGTTTTTTAAGCACGATCATGGACGCACCCCTTTGTGAAGAGGATTTAGAAGCATACCCATCCCGCCTCCCAGGACAGATCCGCTCGCCAGCTGGATGACACTATGGCACTTCTTCGCATATCGCGAATAGATCACGATCGCCGCATAGAGTGTGGCAAGGGCACGAAGAGGGGTTGACAGGATAGGTGCATAGTATGTGACAAAGAATGTGACAAATGCCGCATGAGTAGAGGGCATACCAGGCCGCCCCTCTTGATCCCCATCGGAACAAAACGTGTTACAGTTCTTTGCTCCGAGGGGGCGAGGGCATGTGGGTCCCTTACATTGTGCTTTGAGGCCCTCAGATAGGGTTCGGATAAGGAGGAGGCCGAGAAAGGCGATGAGATGAAAGACATCATATGTCCGCAGGAACAGAAAGATGGAAATGCCATAGAGGCCAACAACCGATACCGATAGCACGTTCCATAGAGTTTGAATGGTCATTCTATTCTAGGTCCATACACATACAGAGCGCATCGGCCATATCTGCCTTTTTGGGGGCTCGTTTCCATGCTTCGTAGAAGGTGGGGCCTGTGATCTCTTCTGATTCAAAGAGGTTCACAAGACGCTCTTCGGACCCTCGTTTGCGCTCGGCGTAGCCTGCATCTCCCTTGGGTGCCGTGGTCATCTTCTTTTTCGCATGAACGAGACGGATCTGCACTGTCGCATTCGCTTGTAAATACGCCTCCCGTATCGTGGCATACAACAGGATTTGAACCGATTTCATATGCGGATTCGTAAACGCCGGTTGATTCTCTAGCAAAACATGGGTGCAGGTAGAGAACAGGTCCCAATAGGTGCGCACCATCTCTCGCAAACCATCGTGAATGATCTCCAGAGACGCATGGGACGCATTGGTCTGCTTGGGCTGTGTATAGGGAAAAGCGAACTTTGTTGCCAGCGCATCAAGAACCCCCTGTTTCCCTGGCGTGATAGGGACGCATCCATGAGTCTGCGCAAGCTCTTTCAGAGTAGGAAGTGTAGGGAGCTTCTTCGTCAGTTCTTTCAGCACCGTGTGCGTCTTGGGGATGTGCCGTTTACAATAGGGGATCGTCACCTGATAGGAGGCCTTCAGGGCGCACACCGAACACGTGACGGCTGTGACAGGCGGGAGGAGATTGATCTGCTGGAGGGCGAGCACCTGTTGCGCAGTCCGATCGACCACCGCAAATGCGAGATTCTTAATTCCAATATCAAAGGCGAGGACTCTCTTCATGGTTCTAGCACCGTATCGCACTCTACGTTTAAGATGTCCTAAAGAGGGGCTTCTGTAGACCCCTAAATGATCGAGCGCGTCGTCAGTCGCATCATCATAGCGTGGATGATCATGGTGGGGACGACGATTTCTTTATTATATCGGTATGCAAATCCCACAGATGTTTCTTTTTATCGGTTTGGCCCCTCCTCTACCCTGATGATTATGGGATTCGTCATTGATCGGACAAGCCTCTATGTGGGAGTGATTAGCTATTGTATTATCAACAGCATGATCCGAACGGCCTGTCACGATCTCCTTCTCCCATGGCTCACCCATCGGATTCAGGATCGGACCGCCTTTAAACCCCCTGGGATCGCCCCTCTCGCCTATGAAATTACAATGGTCACCGCGGTCTATTTTTGGGTGGATTGGTTCATTTATCTTAATATTTTATTGTCGCAAATCGATATGCTTCTCGCGGAAATTCTCGCGGATCTTATCGTGTCTGTTCTTGTGACGCGGTATTATTTACATCATTCTCCTGAGGCCCATCTCGCCATGACTCCTGGGGGAACACCTGTGGGAACGCCAGTAAGAGGTCCTCTTTGTCCTCCAGAGCCGCCGACTCCCATGGTGCTGGAATCTCTGCGAGAGGAGTGATGTGAAATCTTGTGAGTCACAACAGTGAATCACAAGATAGGGGGCCTAAAGGGTCTTTAGGTGCCGCGTTTGGAGTTCCGTCCACCCTCCTGAACCGTGGTCCCGTGAATGTTCTTGCGGTTGTTCTGAATCTCGCTCATGGTCGGCTCATAGGAAAAGGTGCCAAACAGAGGCGGGGCCTGCGCATCCGCGCGCTCCACTCCATGCCCGTGCTTCAGATTCGTGTTCGTTGCGACAGAAGAGAACGGGGTAGATCGAACGATGCGTGCGGGAGGGGGGACGGTGTTTGCCATCGGAAGGGAGGCGCCTGACCATTCCACTTGGCGTCGGCGAGCTTCCTCCATCAAGTGATCCGCATGCTGAATCATCCATCGCTTCGTATGAAACTGGGCGTGAGGGGCGACATTCTTGGAGCACTGGGGGCGATAATCCGTCACTTGACGGCCATCACTCATAACACCCGCATAGGCGGGATATCTCGCATCTCTCACGGGAAACATGTCTTTCATGGGGGGCTGGGACCGTTGGGCCGCGCGATATTCGGTGCCCCATGCGATTGGAAAAGACGTAGAGAGGTCCATGGTCTGCTAATGGTGCCTATAAAATCACGCTACAATCTCCTCTACCACGAGGGAATCAGCCTGAGAGGCTTTGAGCGCATCCACCAGGGCACTCTTCTTCATGGTGCTCACACCCGTGATGTGACGAGATTTAGCGAGGGTCTGAAGATCCTTCAGCGTCATGTTCTCATAGGAGATCTCCAGGGGAGCGGCATGAAGCAACAGATCGGAGGAATCTGCTGCATCGCTTGTTAGCTCTTCTACGACCAGATTGTCGCTTGTCAGCTCCTCTACTTCCGTCTGTCCCTCAGTATCCTCCATTTGGAGATAGACACTCTCCTCTACGTCTGGAGTGGTCTCTTTCTCCAGATCATCCAGCATGGTATACTCGGTAGAGTCGGATGAAACAGCGGATCCAATGGGTCCAACGGCCTCAGTAGAAGGGTGTTCCTCCGTGTCTGCCGGTAGATCACTATAAGACTTAATCTCCGCGCTCATCTTGACATCGAGCAGAATGGATTCGAGGAGGTTTACTTTCTGTTCCGCCTGCTGAATACGAGTGTAGAGGTAGAGCGCAATGGATCCAAACAGGAGAACCAGCACGACACCAATCGTGAGGGTATCACTCAGGGATGACATTCTGACGTGGGGCGTCGTTTTTTCCTGAGACGAAATCCCGCATGATGGAGGCGCAAGCGCCCCCATACCCCCTTCCATAGGAGACTGCGCGCAAGGCTCACATCCCTTTAAGGGTGTATGAATTCAAGTCATCTTCTAGGGAGAGGGGTGTGGGGAAACGAGCTCTGCGAGTGTCCCCACCTACAGACCGTTCTGTTGCAACAAGCTATCCACACTGCTCACCTTACAGATCCCCTCCACCAACTCATAACTGAATCGCACCTCTCCCTTCTCCATCGTCGCAGGGCAACACAAGCGCTGAACGGTCGGTGCCGCGCGCTCCACAAAGTCAAACAAATGCGTGCTAATGATGCTAACGATCTGCGGCTTGTTCCATAATTTGTGACAATAGATCTCACAGCTTCGGAGGGCGTCAGGGGGATTGGTAGAATGAAACAGCTCATCCATGAAGACAAGAAGGGGCTGGTCTCCGTGACGAAGGGTCTGTGCCGTAAATTCAATCTCTCGTTCAAATCGTGATTTGGATCCAGGAAGGTCATCGGGTGTCAGACAGACATACATGGAGCGAAAGGGTGTCATCGTGACATGCCCCATCGCACATCCATAGGTGTGTGCGAAGAGAGCAGAAGCGGCAAGAGCACGCAACACGGTGGATTTTCCGCCCTTATTAGGACCTGTCAGAAGTGCATGACGCTTCGTATCCATGCGGACCGAAATGGTTTTCCGTTGATCCACAGGGACACGGAAATCAAACGTGTCCTTCGCACGGAACACGGGGGTCGCCGAGGACACCCATCGAACAGGATGGAGATCAGGGTGATGGGCGAGACGCACCAATACCTCCAGGGATCCCACCACTTTTAGCATCATCTTGAAATAGAAGGGGGAGAGGATGGCATGAGCGACTGCCTCTCTCTCGGACGAAAAGAGGGGAAGAGGGCATCGAAAGGGGACACATCCTGCACCTTCCAACAACGTTGCAAGGCGTTCATAGCGCTCACGGCATCGTATCAATAGGGCGCCTTTGGTCTGAATCATCTGATCAATGGAGGAGAGGTGCTGATGGGTCCAATAGGGCTGAAGAATGCCCTGGATGATCGTAAAGATCGCCATACCGCACTGTTTCGCGGTTTGCACAAAGGAAGATCCAGAAGATCCAGAGCCAGGAGAAGAGGCCGCAAGCGCCAGCGGATCCAGAAGAGCCTGTGTGTTTCCCGAAAGCATGCTTTGAAGGAGAACACGATACCGATGAAACGTGATGGGGACTTCCAAGACGAACGTGAGGAGAAAATAGGGGGCGAGAAGGGTGAGAAAGGGGACCAGAAGGGCGAGACCTGGAAAGAGATAGATACGCAGCACGGACCATATCATCAGAAGGAGGGGGACAAAATTCAAAGGCTGAAACATGGGCTTTAGAAAGAGAATTTCATTATAGGATTCCTTTTCTAGGTCAGAGTTTGATAGCAGTGTCTCTACTTCGGTTTCCATGTGCGCAAACTCCTGAAAGACCTGTTCACATTCTGAAAAGAGCGCGGGCTGTTTCTGGAGCGCCTGCTTCATCGCCGTGTATTTTCCACACAGATGCTGGAGTTGATGGGGGTCCGATTTCCATTGAGACAACTGCTCTACGAGGCACTTCTTGGAGGCCGAGGTATGTAGCCCGAGCCATTCCGCCGCGCAGGAGGTATCCATGACCGATTCTACGGAACTCATCTCTTCTTTCAGTATGTTTCACAAGGGATCGTAGAGACGCAGTGCAGAAACGCGGATAAAAATTGAAGACGCGGGAGTCCTACCATACACCGCGAACCTAAACATTTCTCTACCTCTAATACCTACGATGTCTATCCACGATATCCAGAATGTTCTTTCTCTCCGAAAGAACATCCGGGATCCCAAACTCTCCGCGACGGTTCGTTCTGTGATGGAACGAATCCATCATTCCATGAAACATGTGGGGGATTCAGGCGGATGGAAAAAGGTCGAGTGGCGAGGCCACAATGGTGGGCATGGTGGGCATGGGGGCCATGGAGATCGTGGGGGCCATGGAGATCGTGGAGACCGTGGAGATCGTGGGGGCCATGGAGATCGTGGAGACCGTGGAGGATACAGAGGAGATCATCGTGATACGAGCCGCGCGGGATATGGAAAGTCCCAGGCGCGCCCTCTTACACCGATGGTTGCTTCTATGGCTGCTGGGACTGCTATGTCTGCTGGGGCTGCTATGCCCTCTGTAGCTGCTGGGGCTGCTATGACTGCTATGCCCTCTGTGGCTGCTATGCCCTCTGCGGCTGCTGGGACTGCTATGCCCTCTGGGGCTGCTGCAGCTGCTATGCCCTCTGCGGCTGCTGTGGCTCCTATGGCGCATGTGGCTGCTGAACCTCGGCGTCCCGAGCATCGTGGCCCTCCCCCCAAATATGTCAGCAAATTCAAAAAAGCATCAGACAACGTGGATGACACCATTCTCAATACCATTCTCCTCGGAAAGCTGAACAAATTCAGTGAATCCAATTATCCCGAAATCAAGGAATTCATCACCCACATCATCTCCAGCGGACAAACGGACATGATCACCTGCTTCATGAAGGTCGTCTTTGAAAAGGCTGCAGCAGAGGAAATCTTCTGCCCGCTGTATGCCAAACTGCTCAGCGAACTCAGTGCGAGCTACCCCGTTCTTCTGACCGAAATGGCCACTCTCTATGCGCAGTATATGGAGATCTTCGAGGAGGTCGTGGAGACCAGTGCGACCTCTTACAATGAGGTGTGCAAGCGAAACGTCGAGAAGAAATACCGCCGAGGATACTCTCAGTTTCTGGCGGAACTTACGCGCCACCATGTGATTCCGACGGAGACCTTTATGAAAGTGGTGGAGACCATTCTCCGTCAAGTGGAGGTGAACGCGCCGCTCAAGGAGGCTACCAAGCTTAATGAAGAACTCGCGGATTGCCTCATGAAGATTGTGAAGGCCATTCGGAATGCAAACAACGCAAAAAACGCAGAAGAGACAACGGACCGCATTCGCACTATGCTGACGCAAGAGGCCCTTCTTCGGATCCAACCGCTGACCCTTCGTGATCCGGCCATGGAGGGCATCAGCAATAAGTCGCGATTCACCTTTATGGACATCCATGATGCCATTCAAAAATTATAAGATCTCTCCATAGAGATGGCACACAACATGCTATTGAGAATTCTTCCGCAAACGCGTAGGGCGATGCGTCGGCTATCACGATCGGCGACCAAGAAGGGTCGCTCTTTTTTTAAGAAGGCGAAACGGACTATGCGAACTGTGGCGAAGAAGACAGATCGTAAACTGTCTGGGGTGTTTCGGTAGGGGCGCGCAGCGCCCCCACCTATCTAAACGACGCGTGCGTTCTTCTATCAAATCATGGAGGATGCACGGCCTGTTCGTCGTGCAGCACTTCTTGCCCGTGAGCGGATTCAACAGCAGATGGATCAGCCCAACACCATTCATTATCCTGCGGTGAAACGAAAGGGCTCTACCGATCTTCTGGAACCTTCTTCTCAGGTACAAAAAGTAGGAATGGATCCGCAAATCGTCAAAGAGTCTAAAGAAATCGAAGACTCCGAAGAGTCCGATAAGACAGAGGTCAGTGATGATGAGTATCAGCCAGGAGATTCGGAAGAATCAGAGTCCGAAGAATCCGAAGAAGTCGAGTCAGAAGAGTCCGAAGAATCAGAAGAATCAGAAGAAGTCGAGTCCGAAGAATCAGACGAGTATGAAGAAGAGTCCGAAGAGGAAGACGCAGAAGATGCGGAGGAGGAAGAGGAAGAGGAAGAGGAAGAGGAAGAGGAAGACGAAGAGGAAGAGGAAGAGGCAGAAGAAGACGAAGAGGCAGAAGAAATCGCAACCGACATCCAATCGTTTATCATGGCCCTTCGTAAATCCTCCGACGCCATGGTCCCTAAAAAATACAATATGAAGAAGGAGCCCGAAATGGTTCAGCGGTTTGTCACGCTTCTGACCACTCCCGTAGAAGAAAACACGATTGATACCCAAATCACTCAATTCAAATCCCTCATGGAGGACAAACAGCACGAGATGATCCAGGCATTGGAGCATCGTCCCACCACGAACAATAACGGTCTCGGTCTCATGCTCAATCTTTTGACGCTAAAACTTCCCGCCGACATCCAGGCCATGATCCTCGCCAAATATTACAGCCTTCAAACCCTCGATACCTCCAGCAATGAATATTTCAAACTCCGTGCGTGGCTCGATAAGGTCGTCAGCATTCCCTTTGGAACCTATAAGGAAATCCCCGTTTCCCTGGAGGATGGCCCCGATCGCTGTGGGGCATTCATGTCGGCGGCGCGTCAGTGTCTCAATGACGCCGTGTTTGGCCAAGAAGAATCCAAACTCCAGATTCTCCAATTCATCAGCACGAAGATCGCCAATCCCCAGAGCCGCGGTCTCTGTCTTCTCCTTGTCGGCCCCCCTGGTGTGGGAAAAACATCCCTCATCAAGAACGGTATCGCAAAGGCGCTCGGGTGGCCCTTCCAGTTCATTTCGCTCGGTGGCGATTCGGATGCAAGCACCTATACGGGGCACCAACTCGTCTATGAGTCCTCCCACTGTGGTAAGATTGTAAACTCGCTGATCGCGTCCAAATCCATGAGCACCGTGTTGATGTTTGATGAAGTAGACAAGATCTCTCAGACGCCCAAGGGTGAAGAGGTGATGAACCTGATGATTCATCTGACCGATCCCGTTCAAAACAGCGACTTTGAGGACAAATATCTGTCAGGCATTCCCATCGATTTGAGCAAGGTGATGTTCGTTTTCAGTGCGAATGACCTGTCCAAGA